CTGGTGTCTATGGTCATCTCCTTGGGCGTCTCCTTCTTAGGTTCGTCGCGCTCTGCTCGGCTCTCCAGTCTGCGTATCTTCTCATGCAGTGCGGCGTTCTCGTTTCGCAGTTGGTTCAGTTGCATCTTCGCCACAAGCAGGTTGTGTCGACTGATGAGTACTTTGTCGTCGCTGTCTGCGGCGTTCTTGTCGTCGAACAGGGTGTCTAACGGCAGGTTATATGTACTCAAGAATCCTACCAGGGTGTCCATGCGTACGGCCTCGCCCACCTTAAAGCGTGTATAGGTGGAGCTGGGTATGCTCTTTCCGGTGTAGGTTCTCACCTCCGTCGCGATAGTCTTTTGGTCTTTGCCTTGTGCCTTGGCATACTCCACAATGGCGTTGCGCTTTACCTCGATGGGCGTGAAGTCTTCTTTGGCGACGATGACGAGTTCGGGTTCGCTGATAGCGTCGGTGTGTACAAATGTACTTACACTGACTCTCAATGTGTTACAGATGTGTAGCAGGGTGTCCAGGTCGGGCAGGCGCTTGCCGTTGAGATACCTTCCGAGGCAGGCTACACTGATTCCGAGTTGCTGGCAGAGGTCGGCTTGGCTCTGCCGGGTGCGGCGCAGATAGGTGTATAGCGGCGCCAGATTGTAGGTGTAGTTCATCTTTGTCTGTTTATTAATTAATGATAAATCTTATCCGTATATGTACGCCGATATGAAATATCTCCCTATCTTTGTACACCGAATTTACATCTTCCCCGAAGATAAAAATCTTAATGTGGTTTTCTGTTACGATTGTTTTTTAATTTTTAGGCAATTTTGGTAGAACTCTTAGCAGGGCCGAATGTTTTATCGGGTGGATGGGATTCCTCGGCGGTGCTGCCCTCATGGCGGTGTCGTCTTTTGTAATTTCATTTCGGTGTATATAGGGCGCCATCATGAAATCTGTATGAATCTAAATCAAACTAAGAAGGAATATAATGAAAGAAAATGAATCGTGGAGCTTGGCTTCACAGCAATGGGCGGACAAGCCTCTCCCCAGTGGGCAGCCGTTACCTGATTTGCATTTGATGATCGACTTCGAGACCTTCTCTACCGACACGGAGAACGGGGGTATCATGGGGGCGGCGATTGTGCCGTTTGTCTTGACGGGTAGCATACCGGAGGATGCGCCGGAGGCGGAGCCGTTCTTTCGCTGGGCTACCATGGAGTCGAACTACATCGAGAATCGCGAAATGAAGTCGTCGCAAAAGTGGTGGTCGGAGCCGGAACGCCTCCGTGCTTGGGAGGCTTATACCTTGGCTACGGGCCTGGGTGCTGCTTGTCATGTGCGCAACGAACTGGAACCGTGGATTATGAACTATGTGGATTGGTTCTTCCGTCCCGAATGGGATTACCGTCACTACCGTGATGTCTACGTATGGTCGCGCGGTGTCTTCGACATGGAGATTCTTGTCAATATCTATAAGCGGCATGGCCGTCGTTGTCCTGTGCCGTTCTATCGTTTCCGCGATGTGCGCACGTTCTTGTCGGCACTTCATTTCCCCGAGGCGGAGGTGTTGGTTTCGGGCGAGGTGATTCATGTGCCTCACACGGATTGCTTGAATGATATTCGTGCGGTGCGCCGTGCCTACGCCGTGCTTGATGAGTGCGGTTTCTTCTCCAAGGTGGGTGCGGTGTCGGCCGAGGCAAACCGTCAGCAGCTCAAAAGTTGCGTTGTTAATTCGCGTGTGAAATTATATGACGCAACAAAGTAATGAAAGCATCGGACCGTTTTATCAGTATGCTGCGCTGCCAGCCGTTACAGCGGATTATGGCGGCGCATGGCCATTATCCTCACCATGAGCATAAGGGCCGTTTGTTTTATCATTGTCCGTTCCACAACGATGAGCATCCGTCATTCTCTGTCGAGGGTACGCTGATGCCGGGCACTCGCTCGGTTCAGCGCTTTGTCTGTCCGTCGTGTGGCGCGGGTGGTTCGGGTGCGCTGGATTTGCAGGCGATGTTCTTGGGCAAGCCTTCGGATTCCGACGAGGTGATTCTTTCTGTGGCTTCCATCTGTGGCATCGTGGTCGAGGGCAAGGAGGAAGCGGAGTTTATCAGCCGTCGCTCGGTGGCGGAGCCGTCCGAGTCGTATCGCTTTGAATATAAGTCTCAATTTTCCGACGAGGATTTGGAGGCGCTGGGCTGCCGTCGTCGCATGGTCTATGCGTCCATGGTGAGCGAGGATGGGGAGACGGTGCGTCGCCCTGTGTTGGACGCGGAGGGGCGCCCTCGCTTTGCGTACTCCTGGGGGGATAACTTCTACGGCAATTTGGCAGATGCGTATCTTGCGGACCCGCAGTATTGTAACTTCAATCGCGCGGAGATTAGTCGTATCTTTTCCGTCTCTGCAGTCAGCAGTTTTGTCACCAAGGCGAAGGCGGATAAGGAGGGGGCGCTGCGCTCTTACCGTATCGAGTCGTCGCGGGTTTATCCGATCTTTAATTTCGCTTACGACGGGGATTCCTGGGGCAAGAAGTACGAGCCGATGTATCGGCCGGGTAAGATGGGTGGTTCTAAGTTTATGTTTTGGTATGCCAAGGGCGCTCCGCAGCGTTCGTTGGCTACAATGGTTTATGGCGACGTGGATGTGATTAACTATCTCCGCACGGGGGATGTAGCGGACATCCGTGAGTCTAAGCCAGGGGCTAAGGTCTGTGGTCTTCACCAGCATTCCGAGGTCGATGCGCAGGGCAACCAGGTGACGCGGAATGTCTTCCGCCATCTGATTATCTGCTCGGGACCTCGCGATGCCATGAACATCTACTTCCATTCTACGGCGCACGTCGTGTGGTTCAACTCGGAGTCTACGGATATTTCCGCGGATATGTTTGCCCGCTTGCGTGCGTGTTGCGAGGATATTTATATTTGTTTCGATAACGACCGCACGGGTGAGGAAGAGGCGAACCGCTGGGCCATGAAGCATTTGGGTTTGCGCATCATCCGCCTGCCCAAGGTGCTGTCGCAGTACACCGATTCGCGCACGGGTCGTCCTGCCAAGGATGCGGAGAATTTCTTTAATCTCTATCGTCCTGATAATCGGATGGAGGCAATGCGTTTCTACGGCAATGTAGAGCAGCGCTTCGCCACGCTTATGCAGAACTCGGTGGATATGCGTTTCTTTCACGAGATTAAGCGTCAGTCCAAGAAACACGCTGCCGGCTATTTCATCGACTACGAGATCTCGGGTAACTCGGCTCTTCAGCTGGCGGAGGCGCGGGGCATCTATCGTTATACGCTCGACGAGAACCGCCATATCTATGTGCGCCTCACGGATAATATCGTGGATATTATATCGGAGAAGGATATCGTCAAGGTGATTCGTGGCGAGATGAAGGATTTCGTGTCGGTGATTAACGGCATTAAGTCGTACCCGAAACTCTGCGATGCCATCACTAAGTCGCAATCGCTCAACCGCGATACGTGTATTCAGTTGGCGGATGTAGAGTTGAACCTTCGTTCTTGGGACGAGGATACGGAGTATTTTCCTTTCCGTAATGGAGTGGTCCGTGTCACCAAGGATTCGGTGCGCAAGATGTCGTACCGCGAGGCGCCGTTCCATTTCTTTCGTTCGTCTATCTTGCCGGGTGATTTTGAGCGCGAGGTGCAACCTACGTTCCGTATCTACCGCGACGAGGATGGTCTCATGGCTAAGCGTCGCGAGATTGATTCGCGCAAGCAGCCGGGTATGTCGGATGCGGATTGCGAAATCTTGGAGTCGGAGTATCTGGCTTACGAGCGTCTGTGGGGCTGGCGCGTCGAGTGGCTGAAACCTTACGAGCAGCAGCCTATCGCGGTGCGCTTTATCTACGAGGCGGGCCGTGTGTATTGGAAGGAGGAACGTGCGGGCCAGCGGCTTACTCCGCAGCAACAGCAGGAACAGGACTTGCATTTTATCGTTAAGTGTAATGCGTTCGGTTATCTACTCTCGCGTTACCGCGACCGCTCCAAAGCGTTCCTCGTGCAGTGGGCGGACTACTCGTGTCTCTTCGGGGGCAAGGCTTCGGGGCGAACGGGTAAGACGGCGCTCGCCTCGCTTATTGGCTGTGTGCGTCATTTCCTCTTGGTGCCTGGCAAGGGCATGAAAACTCATGATAACTTCGCAAAGAACTTTGCCAAGTTCCGTTTCGGGGTGCAGTCGAATATCTTGATCGACGACCTTTCCTCTCGCATCGACGAGGAACAGTTCTACAATCTGAACTCGGTGATGGAGGTCAAGACGCTCTACGAGGACGAGGTGACGATTCGCGAAGAGGATTGCCCCAAAGTGCAGATTACTTCGAACCGTATGCCTCGCATGGATTCCTCGTCTACCGAGGGCCGATTCATGATGGTCCCGGTCGGTGGTCCGATTGGTTATCACAAGATGAATGGTCAGACGGTGGAGATGTCGGTGCGCAAGATGTTTGGCTGCAACATTCCCGATGGTCTGTCGTCCGAGGAATATACGTATTGTCAGAACGTGATGATGTGGTGCTTGCAGTTCTATCTGTCGCATAAGGATATTATCCGTCCGTTCATGGGCCAGGAGGGCAAGGCTTCTATGGCGAGCGGACAGGTGGGCAACAAGGATTTCGTAGCGTGGGCCAATGAGTATTTCTCGGACGAGAGTAAGTTCGGTGTACCCCTGGTGCGTCGCGAGATGTATCTCGACTATCGGGAGTACCTGGGTGAGCGTGCCAGCATCTTCGATTCCAAGGCGAACATGAACGAGTTCAAGGGTTATCTCCGTAAGTATTGCGATGCGTATCAGTATGTCTTCATGCCGCGTGTCTGCTATCGTCGTGGTGCCGACGACGAGAAGGACGAGAGTATCCGTCTCACGGCTTGGGTTACCAAGAAGGATGCGAACGGCTATCGTATTCGCAAGGGCGAGAATCCCATCGGCTACGAGCTTTCTCCTGCAGAGCGTGTGGTCTACATCTTCCGTAATGTAGCGGATGTTCCCACTACCTTCGAGGGCCTTGTCAAACCCGACAAGAAGAATCCACCCAAGGTGGACGATTACCAAGTGGACGAGGAATAGTATTACAACAAGAGAGGGTAGACTAAGCCTACCCTCTCTTGTTTATTCCAACGATTCAAAATAAGCATTCATCTCTTCGGTTGTCTTGAAGACTTTGCAATTACCTTTTGCAATCTCGGCTCTCGCTTTGTCTATTCTTTCCTGAGCTTCCGGAGATAATAGAATGTCTTCATTGAAAACACGAACCAGTGTATAAGCAGGCTTTCCTCTTCGGGTGATAATAATCGTTTCCCCGTTGTCTGCTGCATTGAATAGAGAAGCCTGCTTGCTTCTAAACTCTCTTGCTGTAACTTGTATCATAATATCAATATTTAAACGGTGTACCAATATTGGCTTTCAAATGTATTCATTCGTTTCGATACAACCAAACATTTTACGAAACATTTTAAATGATTTAACATTGCGCCGAAAGAAAGATGAGAGAAAGAAAATCATCGGGGGATGGAAAGGGGTGCGTCTGCTGAAAGCGGACGTTCCCCTTTCTTTCGCCCGTACGTTTGTTTCTCCTTACATCTCTTCTCCAGGAGAAAGAAAAAGTGCATACGCACAGTAGGAGGGTGAGAAGAATAGAAGGCCCATACGCCCGCCACCACAGCCAGCCTCGCTGGTCTCCGAAAACGATGCGACGCTTTCAAACGTCAGCAAGGCCTTCGCATCATCGCATTATCTCTCTATATCTTCTACCTCTTCATCGCTTAATCAGTTAAAAATAAAGAGAGTAAGATAGTGGTAGTAGGTCTTGCGGTCGGTCTGCGAACGTCCTGCGTTGCCCTGCCTTGAACCTTAATTTTATGCGAAAATATATTTGGTTAATTATCAAAGAGTTATGCGTTTTTTTATTATCTTTGCGCTGTACAAAGTTTATCTCTTAGTTTATAAGTTTATGCCGAAAGATTCAAAGAACCTTAACCCTTCTCCTGTGGTCACGTACTTGCGGGTCCGGGAGATATTCCACGACTTCCTCCGTTATCGCTACGGAGAGTTCCCTCTCAACTTACCCGAGGGCTGTCGGCTGTATGGCGAGTTCGTCATGGGGCTGGCCGAAAACCCTACGCTCTACAAGATGTCTTATTCGGGTTTCTCCCAGGCTGCCTTCCGCCTTGCCTTCGACCCGGACTTCCACGAGGCACCGGCTGACTCTCGCGGTCGCGAACGTTTCCTCCCGTCCGACGAGGATGCTCGCAAGCTCGTGCCCTTCGTCCTCCCGCGCGACGTCATACGTGGGGGCAAACTGGTCCACACCAATCAATGGTTCCAACTTACTTCGGGGGGATGCGCGCGAATGGCGAGGGTGATCGAGGGGGAGTTCTGGGCGGCGTTCTCCGAGTTCGACCAGCGTTTCAATCTTTACTGCGCCCGAGCTGGCGAGCGTTACAACCAGGAGATTTCCATCGAGCGCTTTATTCAAATGACGGGCATGGATATGAGGTTCGAGGATACTATGGCGCGCTATTGGCGCAAGAAGAAGGTGGAGGATAGCAAGCGCTTTTCCTCGTTCTCAAAGAAGGAACATACTGACTCTCTGCGCCTCTTCCTTAATGGGGCTAAATAGGGTTGCGGGGTTGCTTAACGTGTGTTAACGCGGACTGCAATCCGTCCGCCTGCTTGTCCGTCTTTTCTTAACTGACTATTTTTATGGCTTTATGAATACTTGCTTAGAACTTTTCAACGACCTCTACCGACTGGATTTCTATCGGGCGGAGGGGGTCACGGGGGATGGCCCTGCCGTCCTCATCCGTCGCGCGGTCGATAAGTCTTTGGTTTCGGTCGACGAGTCTTCGCGCCTCTTTTCCGTGGGCCGTTATTCGTCGCACGACGATTCTCACATCCGCGCGAACGACACTCACTCGTCTGTCACGACCAAGGTGTCGGAGTCCAAGGAGGATAAGTATTACGAGGTGACGGTCCACTTCGAGTTCCAAAATCCTACCCTTAATCTGCTGAATCTTATCGACGTCTTGCAGTACACTCCCACCGTCGTCATGGTGCGTTTCCTGGGACCCGATGGGCAACCTGCTTCCTCGCGCCTCATTCGCCCTGCCGGCGAGGTGGCACAGACGCTCGCCGTCACCGAGGATAGTGGCGTCACGTCGGTGGACTTTACGGTCTATGCGGTCAACGGCATCCAGGCTTTGCTTTGATTCGCGCTCGCGCGCGCTGCGTGCATAGTCTTATAGGTGCCCCTATTTTAGTATATCTATTTCATTGTTTATTTTGTTTTTTGTGATTCGGTCGGCCGCGGGTTTCCTGCGCGTCGACCGTTTTTTGTAATCTTTTCTGCGTTTTTTGAATGTAAAAACACCCTATATATCTCATTGTTAGGGTAGTTACTTTGTAACGAAAATCATTTCGACATAGACAGATGAATAGACTTTTGTACAACGAAATTGCGAATACGCATCTTTGGGAGATGGAGCGCGGCGCGCTCTATAACCATGCGCGTATGTTCCTGTCGCACTATGCTGAATTGACGGCTGAACAGAAAAACAATCATCCCTCCGAACCGTTCATGCTCTCTGCTTCTACGGGCTTCAACGAGAAGGTGTACCTGGGCCGTGCTGACCGCATCGCTCACTATAACCAACTCGATGCGTCGGACGTGGTGATTAATGTCATCAACTTCTCGGGACCGATGATGCGTAACGGGGGTGGCTGTGCTTATGGCTCGCTCGAGTTGCGCGACATGATTATGCAGGCGGCGGACGTGCCGCAGTGTATCGCGCAGGTCTTCGTGGTGGATACGCCGGGCGGCTCGTCTTACAGTAAGTTCGACTTGCAGGAGGCTCTCGATTATGCTCACTCTAAGGGGCAGTCTACGTGGATGTATGTCGACGGCACACTGGCTTCGGCTGGTATGGCTTGGGGCGCGATGTGTCAGCATCGCTTGGCCCGTAGCCCGCATTGTGTCTTCGGCTGCATGGGTACCTTCGCGTCTTTCTATACCATGAAGGATGGCGACGTCAATACCATCACGCAGGAGATGTTCCACGAGGTGTATGCAACCGATAGCACGGAGAAGAACTTGCCCTTCCGCCAGGCGGCGAACGGCGATGCTTCGCTTATCCAGCAGGAGTTGGATAAGAACAATCAACAGTACATTCAGATGATTCGCCAGGGTATTCCTGCGGTGTCCGAGGAACAACTCCACGGCGGCACATGGGAGGCTTCCGAGGTACTCGGCTCGCTCTGCGATGGTATCTGCTCGTTCGATGAGTTGATTGATAACGTGCTGGCTGAACGTGGTCTGAAACGTGCGGAACCTGCTCCCCCTGCTGAACCTTCTATGGGCCATTCCGCAAAGCAGGTGACTACTGAATCGGCTGTTACCGCGGAACCGATGGAGAAGAAGAAGGAGGCGGACAAGCCTGCTCCCGCTCCCGATAAGGACCCCGACGAGAATCCCGACGAGGAACCTGGCACTCCCGCTGACCCGCTGGACCCGAACCGCCCCGTGGACCCGGAGGCTCCCGAAGTCCCCGAGGATGAACCTGCCGAGGACCCGAAAAAGGAGGACCCGAAAAAGGAGGACCCGAAAAAGAAGAATGTGAAATCCAAAACCAATACCAAACAAATGGGAAAAAATTACGAAGTTATTCGTGCCGCTCTGGGACTGGAGGTCTTGGAGTCTGGCAAAGATAATGCGCTCTATCTCCACGAGGACTTGTGCGACGCGCTGACTGAACGTCTCTCCGAGGCGGATGCTACGGCTAACGCGCTCGAGGCAAAGGTGGCTGAAGTGAAGTCGCTGAACGAGATGGTCGCTAACTTGCGTGCCGAGAATGAACTGGCGGTGGCTGCCGAAACTGAAAAGGCTGCCGAGGCTGCTAAGGCTTCAGAGGCGCGTATCGCTGAACTGGAAGCCGAGGTCGCTGAACTCAAGGAACAGCTGGTGGCTAAGGAGGCAGAGGTCAAGGAATTGGCTGACGCTCCTGCGGAACCTGCTATGCCTGCCGTACCCGAACAGAAGGAACAGGCCGAGGTGGTGCTGCCTTCTCGCTTCAACGACGCAAAGGAACAGCGCGAGGCTAAACTGAAGTTCATGGCTGAACTGCGCCGTAAAATGTAATTCATGTGTGTAATCTATTTTGTATAACCCCTTACTAAACAAGAATAAATATGGCATACGCTATTGACTTGTCAACCGTTCAATCGGTTACTCAGGTGCTGAAAAAGGACCTGCTCATTTCTCCGGCTACGCTGAAGAATGATATGCTTACCAAGATTGGTTTCCGTACCATTACGGGTGTGACCAACGTGGAGAGCGAATTTATCTCGCTGGCTTACAACGGCGCTATCCGTCCTTACGACATGACGGTCAGCTACGACGAATCAAGCCAGAAAGAGGTGGCTAAGATTATCGAACGTAAAATGAAGACTTACTTGGCCTTCCGCGCTGCGGGTATGAACCTCCAGTCGTTCAAGGAGAAGGAACCCTTCGAAGTTACTGACAAGGTGGACGAAGCATCGCTGATGCGCCTGCCTCAGACTACTTTCACCATCATGCAGGCTGGTGAAATGTATGGCCAGGAGGTCTTGCAGTCTATCTTCTTCGGCGACCGTAAGAAGGGTAGCAAATCTCCCTACGGCATCTTCGATGGTCTGTACGTGCAGATTGCCAAGGATATGACAACTTATCAGGACGAAGACGGTAACGAGATTCCTGTACTTATCTCGAAGGATAATGGTAACTTGATTGTCACTTCGCCGATCACGAAGCCGACATCGACCACAGACTACTCGGCTTACGAGGCTTTCGAGTCATTCGTAGAGGCGCTCGACCCGTCTTTGGCTGATAACCCCGATGGTGTCATCATCTTGTGCGACAAGAAGAAGGCTGCTTACATCTACCAGGCTTATATGAACCGCTACCCCAACTTGCAGAACTCTGTCAAGTTCGACGAGGGCTACCAGTTCTTCACCATCGACAACATCACGTTGGTGGGCACGCCGCTGATGGGCCAGACGAACACGCTGATTGCGACCGTTCCCAACAACTTCTCGCTGGGTATCGAGTCTGAACGCAACGATAACAACGTGTTCATCAAGCAGCACTCGTTCGACCCGAACAAGATTAATATGTGGATTCAGTCTGCACAGGGCGTCCGCCTGGATAACCCCACTAAGAGCCACTTCGCTATCTCTTGCGACAGCGAATACAATCTCTACGAGGCTACTCCGTATAAGTACGGCGACTTGCAGATTGACGCTGAATAATCTGCGTTCTATTGATTACTAACTATATAAACAATTAACACTATGGCTTGTGATTTGTTTCCAGTCGGCGTAGACGCTGACAGCTGCACCGAGAGCTATGCAGGTACCGGCACGCTGGCTTACCTGTTCTTCTCCGAAGATGTGGACACCGAAACTCTGAAGGTGTCTGAAACAGAAAACGCTTACTCTGCCTTCGCGCTGAAAACGGGTAAGAAGATCTATCCCATCCGTCTGAAAAAGCAGGCGAACAAGGTGGTCGGCACGGGTCTGGGTGACAACAAGGGTTTCTCTAACGTCGCTACACTGGTAGTGGACAAGGAACTCGAGAAGTTGTCTGTCCTGGAGCGTACCGTACAGAATAAGCCTTGCGGTCTGTTGCTGCGTAAGGCGGGCATCGACGAGGGTTGCTACATCCTGTGGAACCCCAACGTGGATACTGCCTTCGAGTTTAGCACCGACTCCGGCGATAGCTACGACTCGGATATGGGTTCAACCTGGACGGTTACTTCTGCGCCTATGCCGTATGATAGCATGACTATCAGCAAGGCGTTGTTCACTGCACTGACCATCGCGGACAATGCAGAGGGCGAGAAGGTTACCAAGAGCGCCTAATCCGGCTGGATAGATAGGATTGATTGGAAGGGGGTGGGCTTGCTCACTCCCTTCTTTGTTTAATATTTAATTGATAATGAAATGATTAATAAAACGGATTATATGAAGAATATTTTGCAGATGTCCTACGAAGAGAAGTTGCTGTTGCTCGATCGTGCCGACGCTTGGATGGAGGCTTACCCTTCGTTGCGTGCGGCGGTTTCGAGTTGGGAGGATGCGCCTGTCAAGGACTTCGATGATGGCTTGCTCTTGTGCTCTTGCTTGCGCCGTGCGCATTCGTTCATCGAGGATGCGTATAAGTTCAACGCGCTGAAGTGCTTGGATATGATTAATCTTACCTTGGAAGAGGTGGTCCGCATCGCGCGCCCTTCGGGTCCTCGCACCGAGTCGGAGAAGGCGACCAAGAAGATTAAGGCTTTCGTACCCAAGGCACCGGCTCCCGACGAGGATGGCGTGGTCGTCAAGCGTACCGAGGCGGAGCGCTTGGCTATGGAGCAGCAGGCAATGGACGAGGAAATGGCGTCGGATAAGTATCGCCCGCAGAACCTTGCGGACTATATCCAACTGCTCCCGCAATCGCTCCAGGCGGAAGCACGCGATGTCAAGAAGCGTTATTACACACCTCTTCGCGAGGCGCGCGTGCGTCTCGAATCGCTTACCGAGAATCCGGATGCAACGGACGAACAGCGGGCCGAGGCAGCTAATCGTTTGGCGGCTGCGGATGATGCGCTGGCGGAGTTTTGGCAACGCGTCGATAAGGCTTACCGCGTGGTGTCGGGCACGGCTACGACCGACGATGATAAGTCTAAGAAACTGTCGGACTTTACCAAAGCGGAAATCGAGGCTATCGAGGATGAACAGCAGCGCGAACACTTGAAGGTGGCGCGTATCGACGCGGACAAGAAGTATCTTCGCCGTTCCGACCTTCCCGAGGGCGACGACACTGCTTCGGAACTTTCTCTCCGTGCAGCCGAACTTATCGCGTGGGGCGTCAAACTCTCTCCGCGTCAGTTGGCGAATATGAAACGATATGGGGCTACACTCCCCGACGAAACTAATTAATCTCTTTTCTTTCTGATATGTTTATTAAGTTTAATGGTTCGCTCTATAATGCGGACGTGTTTTCTTGCTTTAAGGTGGTTCGCAATGAACTGCTGTGCTATATCCCTGCGTCCAACAAGCCGCTCTGCTCCATGCACTACGCTTCTCCGGAGTTCGCGTCTTTTGCTTTCGGTCGTATCATTCATGGTATGCTGGGCAAGTGGGGTTGTGTCGATGTCACCGAAGAGGCGATTGAGCATCTCTACTTGGAAAAGAGGGAGGCTTTCTGATGGATCTCTTCGTGGAACCTTGCTGCTTTCGCAAGCAGCTCACCGAGCGGATGCAGCGTCCGCTCGCTAACTTCTTCACGAACGGGGATGTCACGCTCGATATGTTTCTCGATTTCTTCGTGGGGCTGTGCCCTGGCGCTACGCTCTCCGTGGCGCTGGTGCGGGTCGAGAGCACGACCCTCGATGCGCTGGTCCGTCTGATGGAGGCGCGTTCTTCCGATGGCTCTCCGCTGGTGTCCTCGCTCACACTGGTCACTACGGGGCAGGATAGGGCAGCGGTGTCGGCGGCGCTGGGGCAGTACCGCGCTGCGGGCCGTGCTTGTATCTGCGAGGAACGGATTGCATTCCGCTGTATGGCGGTGGCCAATGCTGAACGCTCGTTTGTCTTGCAGGGGAGCATCGGCCAGTCTTCGGCTTTCTCCGTGCAGATGCTTACGCTCTCTACCGAGCGGGAGGTCTACGAGGGGGTGGCCTCGCTCTTTGCACTCAAGCAACGCCACAAGGCTACTTCTTAAAAGATTATAAATCTTGCGCCGATATGCTACGCTTTTGTGCATATCGGCGTATCTTTGCACCGTAATTTAAACCGTAACTATGTCGATTAATAAAGTGATTTTATTGGGCAACCTGGGCAAGGATCCGGAGGTTCGCCGTTTTGATACGGGCGCGGCTGTCGCCACCTTCACGCTCGCTACTTCGGAGCGTGGTTATACAGCCAAGAATGGTACGCAGGTTCCCGAACGTACCGAATGGCACAACATCGTTGTATGGAATGGCTTGGCCGAGGTGGCCGAGAAGTTCTTACGCAAGGGTAGTAAGGTGTATGTCGAGGGGAAGATGCGCACGCGCTCCTACACGGACCAGGCGAATCAGGTGCGCTATGTCACGGAAATCAATGTCGAGAATATGGAGATGCTTTCGCCGGCGCAACAGCAGCCGACACATCCTACTCCTTCTTCCTTCGATGCGCCTGCACAACAGCCATCCTCACAACCTGCGTCTCCGCAGCAACTGATGGATAGCCTCCCATTCTGATAAGTATTCAAAGGTGTTTTTGTGAGCGTCGTGAGACGCGAGTTCTCTTTTTTTAATATATATATAACTGGGGGCCCGGAAGGGCTAAGTGTTTTAAATGAAGCGGGAGGGGCATCGCCCCTCCCTTTTTCGTTAAATGAAGTACACGCTCACCGTCGCCATGCCCATGCCGTTCTTGTCGGCATCGTAACTCACGGAGTTCAGCAGGCAGCGCTTGCCGTCTATCTCATACCACTTGTCCCATTGTATCTGCGCTATCACACTGGGGTCCATCTCCATCACGTATTCCACTTCCTTGCGGTTCTTCATGAAGTGTAGATACTCGAACAGGAATTGAGGCACAAGCCCTCGGTTGGGCAGGATGCCTGTGGGATTGTTATTATATACTTCATCACCTTTCAACACGACTCCGTTCTCTGCTTTGGTCAAACAGCTGGTGTCAAGGTTCTGCTTGCAGTTCCACAGTTTCAAGGAGATATATTCATTGAGGTCTACACCCGTACCTTCGTCGGTGCCGTTGTAGTCATACAGTTCTCCGGTTGCCGTCACACTATCTGCGGTAACGGTGGTGGTGGAAATGGTGCGCACCCATTCGTTATTGCCGAATCCATCTACATTGGTGGTTATTTCTGTGTATCCCTCCGAGAGACTTCCGTCTGGTGTGGTTCGCAAGATACCTAAGATGAAACCGTTGTCATTCTCCAGTAGGTCTGATACGTATTCATGTACATAAGAAGTGTAGGATATGGTATCTCTCTTCCCGTAGTCAAGGTGTATGTAATCCAAATCTACATCTACATAGAAGGCTTCATTGGGCTTCACAAAGTCAGCTTGCGTAAGCACACCACTGGTAGTAGTGGGAATAATGGGCGTAAATGATAAAGTCGTTTCTTCCGGATCGTCAACGTCAACACCTATGCCTTCCACTTCGTATGGAAGGAATTGAGCCACCTCAAAAAGTTCTGCGTTTGTGTAAGAACTGGAGTCTACTTTTACACGATAATAGTTTCCAGTCACTTGGTCGATGCGTAGCTTGGTATCTTCGTCATTGCTTGAATTATAGGATTTTAACACTTGGGTATAGCCATCGTAAAGCTGTACATTGGTGTAATCGTCGTATTCAAATTCATCCCCACTCGATTCGCCATAAGCCAATTTGATTCCGTCGAAGGTGTTGTGTATCTTACTCACGCTCTCTACCATACCATGGACAAGATGAGTTGGCTTCTCTTTGCTACGGAATATGTCACGCAGTAAGATAAAACGTGTAGTGTTGTTATTGTCTTCAAAGAGAATACGTAAACCAAATGCGTTCTTTAGTGAATCGATAAAGTCGCTAACGGATATTCCGTCTGGCAAGTTATCAGAGCCACAGACAATAGGACCTTGCTTATAGTAGTATCCTTCCTTTCTAAGCTCTCCCTGGTTGTCTATGATTTCTGTCCAATCTTCTTTATAGTCGGTAAATTTCCAATCGAAATCGCAGTTTGTGTTAACAATAATAAGTCGCTTAAAATCTTCTAAGACGAGAGATTTGAAAACATTCTCTTCATTGTACACATATCCTGCTGTATGAAAGATTTTCTTTAATACGTAGAGCACATAGAGATTTGGCGATGACGCATTTCTGTAAGCACTCAATAAGGTCGGATAAGCATCTTCATCGCTATCATAGCTCTTCTTAATGTTTACGATAATGGGTATATTGCAATAGTTGGCTGCTGGATAAATCTTGTCGGTGTTAATGTTTAGTTTAATGGTATCTTCGCCTCGCTCATCCCAATATCCACGCTCGTATTCAGCCATATCGCTGATATAGTTTACCTCGTTGTATTCGAGTTTCGAACCAATCTCACAGTCTGAATAGTCAAGGTCGCGCAACTCCAATCCATCTATTTCGTCGTTGAAGGATCCCGTGCTTGCTCTCAACTCCATCTCCACCGTATCGTCATCCAAGTCTATCTCATCGCTCGTGCATACGGCATTCCCGAACAGCACTCCATATCCGTTAATATACAACTCGAATCGTTCCTTAAAGCATTTCAAGTTCACGTCGCTCTCTGCCACCTCGGCGGCATTGAATAGGTGTTTGTTGGCGGTGTACGGCAGGGTGAAGGGATACGAGAAGTCGCCACTGTCGTTCCACAGCGGACTGGTCATTTCGATACTGATGCTGGTGTCGGGGCTTAACGTACACCATTGGTCTTTGATTTTCAGCTGCAACTTATCCATGTCTTTTCCTTTTATCTTTCGCAAATTTAATCGCTCTCACTGCGAAAATAAAGGACGGAATAATTATCCTTTATCGCCCGCTGTTTTGCACGTAACTTCGTGTCTATAAGTAATTACGATATGAGTAAAAAGAATAAGACGTTAGATAATATTCGCTCTCAAGTACAGAAACTTCAGAGCGAGGGCTTCGAGCCATTGGGTATGTCTTACACGGATAAGGAGGGAAACGTCTTCCCTTCTATGGGTATGCCCGAGTTTACTTCTTTTCCTGCGTCGGACCATACGGATAAGACGTTGGATAACATCCGCCGTGGACGCAACCCTGCCGACTATTCCCGCGAACTGTTTGAGTTTCGCCCGAACGCGGCGCTCAAGGAGGGCGACCCGCTCTTCCGGCAGACGGTGATCCCGATTGTCTATAACAACGTGGGCACGCCGGGTAAGGGCTACATTCCTTGGGGACCGGAGAATAATCTCCCTAACTTTATCTTCAACACGGGTTACTCTAATCCGTATATCGGCCGCTCGTTGCAGTTCATGCGCGACGAGATTACGGGCCTCGGGGTGGAGTTTGTCTACCGTTGGTCACGCTATTCTGCGGGCACGGTCATTACATCGGAGGTGCCTTACTCCGAGGCGGGCGCACTGATTCGTGGGCGCATCGCGGAACTGCAACAGTCTTTGGGTATCGCCTCGCCCGATGGTAATAGCAACGAGGTGGTCAACATGATTAACTTCGACGGCTCTGTGCCTGCTCCCAAGCCTGGCTCTCCGCAGTATGAACTTGATAGGCTCTACGAGGATTATGCCACATGGGAACGGGTCAACCAGGAGGTCAGTGAGTTTTGTCGTAACAACAATATCTACAAACACGAGCTGGCTTGCATGACGGACTTCGTGGCTATGGAGATGTACTATCCCTTGATTGGCCTTTCACGCGGGGAACCTGGCAAGGATTGGGACCCGAAAATTGTCTCTATCCGCCAAATTCCTTGTGTCGCTGCGCGCGTCGAGGAAATGGACGAGAAGCGTATCTCGCGCCATGTCTACTACTCGGACCGCTGGCGCTCTAATGCTTCGGGCTACACGGGACTGGTCCCCGAACTCAACGAGGTGGTGGCTTATCCTTCGCTGCCCGAGACGAACCCGATTGGCGAACTCCGTGCCGTGGTGCGCAAGAAACGAAAGGTGGGTGTCCGCTCGCGCCCTACCTGGTTCTGCATCCCTCGCCGTATGCCGGCAATGAACGCGCTCTACTATACGCGCCCTACTTGGTGGTCGGTCTATACGTCACAGATTTATGAGTATGCCAGCACGCTGATTGCTGACCGTGCTGCGGCTCGCCGTAACTCTACGATGTGGGGCAAGATTATCATGATCAACCATGAGTATCTTGCTTCGCTTTGGGCAGCTAACGGCTGTGTCGACGAGGAATCCAAGATGGCGTTCCGCAAGAAGTTGAAGGGGAATATCGACGACTTCCTCCGCAATCGTAACAACAACGGCGCTACGGTGATGTTTGAATCGGTGGTCTCTCCCAACGGTAATGAGATGTGGGATTCGGTCCGCATCATCGACGTGCCTTTCGCGGATAAGCAGGTCACGCAGGCGAACAAGACGGAACTCTCCGAAATCTCTAACGTGATTTTCCTCGCCATGGGTATGCACTCGCTCTTGATGGGTAACGAGATTGCAGCAGCGGCTACGGGTGGCACGGCACAGCGCGAACTCGACTTGCTCAAACAGAAGCAACTCTCGCCCATGCAGAAGGATTACCTGGACTTCCTTACGTTCATCCGCGATTGGAACGATTGGGATACGGCGCACGGCGCTTGGCGCTCTCGCCAGATGTCGCTCACTACACTCGACGCCAGCAAGACGGGTACCACCATCGTCGATGGCAGTGGCGAGAAGGTCTGACCCTTCGCATTAAATGATTATATAATCATATTGCATTTATAATCAAATAATCATTTTGAATATATTGCATTTATGATTATATAATCATATAACATTTTTAATCATATTATATTTTTAATCAAATAATAGTTTTCATTCAATCAATCAACGGCTTATGAAATTTACCATGTTTGATTTCACGGAGCATTGGGCCAGTATCTACAAGCCCATCCATCACGATATGACTCCTTCCGCTCCCAAGGCTCGCAAGCGCTTTTTCTATATCGACAGTTTTGGCAAGCTGGCTAACTTGGCCAAGGAACTGCCTTCGCTCGATGGCCCCTTCGTGGCGATGGAGAGTAACTTGGCGGGTAATATCGGCTTGCGTTTCATCCAACCTGAATACTCGGTCTACTTCTTTGTGCAAGCGAAACCTAAGATGCAGGGCAACGACGCGGCGGATGTCTATGCCAAGGAGGAAGCGATGCGCCATGCGATGGCTTATATTCAGTATATACGTGAGCAGCAGCGTATCCATGAAAATGATATGGACACTCCACTCATGGGCATGGATACGGAGGGGATTCGTTTCGAAACCTTCGGACCTTCTTACAACCGCTGGTATTGTGTGGGTATCTCGCTCATGGAGAATATGAAGATGTCTCGCTGTGTCAACGCGGAGGATTACTTGACGGACGACCTGGACTATAATTGCGAGGTATGAAAGAAATTGCTTTGCCTGCGCTCCCTAAGCGCTGGGATGATTTGACACCGAAACAGATGGTGCAGCTCAATCACCTGCGCCGTACTAAAGGCTCGTCGGTTGCGCTCTTCCTCTATCATGCGCTCTTGTTCTTGATGCAGCTCCGTCGCACGGGCGATATGCAGTTTGCAAAGAACAAGATGATATATTACGAGTTTGTCTTGACCAAGGATGAGAAACCTGTCAGCGAGCCGTTCATGTTGTCCGACGAGGATATCTTGCAAATCAACGACCAGCATCTGAAATGGTTGCTCGAGGATAGCGACCGCTTGCAGGATGTGTTTCCAAAGGTGACACTGGAGGGGATTGACTTTACTTCTCCTGGGTATGCCATGTCGGGAATGTCTTACCAGCAGTTCCAATTCGCACAGAAGTATATGCAGGCTTATCATCGGGTCACTACGCGGTTGTTCCGCGAGGTCAAGGAGCATCCCAATGAACCGGAGTCTTACTTCGAGAAGTGGATGGAGCAGCGCGAGGAAATGCGTTGCCGGCTCATGGCTTGCATCTTCACACCTGCTACTCGCGTCGCCTCCAAGATGGTGGACGGCAAGCAGATTGTCTTCGACCCTCCGATGGTGGACTATGTATTCTCGACCAAGCAGATTGAACTTCACGCACGGTGCTTCCATCAGTTCTCCGAGGATGAATCCGACGCGGTGATTCAGCACTTCGCGGGGGTCATGAAGTATTACCGCAAGATTTTCCCCTTGTTGTTCAAGGAGGGCGAGGGCGGTGAGTCGGACATGATCCGTGCCGAGGAAAGCACGCTCAATGCGTTGCAGGATAAACTGCGGTTCTCCAACTATCAAACGATTTACGATTCCAACGCGCCGTTCATCCTTGGTAAGCTACACGCCATTATCAAGGAGGCGAAGGACATCGAGAACGCACAACTCCGCATGAAGTCTAAGCGTCGCTGACGCGCAGGGCTATCTCTGTGATTTAGCCTATTTTATATTGGTGATTCTTGATTCTTAAATTTCCGTAAACTTAAAGCCGATATGAAACTGATTCGATTTCTTTTTCATACCTTTGCAGTGCTTAACAACGAACGGATGATTAGTGATGAAGAACCTAAACCAAAAGTATAAATACGGCACAATTCCGGTATCTACGTTGCGCGCGGGGGCAAGTATTCTTTATGGCCACTTGCTGATGTGCGAGATTATGATGGCGGACTTGACGCAGAAATATGTAATGCGCCTCTCCAATGAGTTGGCCGAAGAGGGCTTGGCTAAACACCTCTACAAACAACTGGCCAATAAGATGTTGGCGGTGACACGCGACCTCAAGAAGCGATGCGATGACCATGACTCGGAATTGGTTGTCGGATTCACCATGGAAACATGGCCTATGCTGGTCAATGAATATTACGAGAAGGGGGGCACGGTCACGCAGCGCCTTCAGTGGATGTTCAACAAACGCTGTGGCAATCTGATGACGATGATGTTCGTGGCTTGCAAGGACACGGTGGACCGCGATAAACTGCCTCACTCGTCGTTGGTGGCGGACTGCATGATGGTGCTCCATCTGGCGCAGTCGTCCATCGACTTGTACGATTTCATCGTGAGCAAGATTCAATCCATGCTGGGTGGCGCAATGCGTATTATCAAGAGTAATCATAACGAGCAGATGCGTGGCTATGCCAAGGAGATGCTCCGCTTGCTGACTCGCGACGCAAAGGTGTCTGAAAAGGAAGGACTGCGTATTCGGGATTTGGTGGAGAAGTTCTATAAGGACCTTACGTCCGAAAGCCTGCTCTCTGCGATTGATGATAGTATCGCGGATATGCGCAATGATTATGGGCGGTTCGTCATCGCTACGCTGGCTCTCCGTGTCCGTCAGCATACGCTGTCGCTGCGCGACCTGCGTTTCCTTATGGCGCGCTTGGGCACGTTCGCCAACACTCGGCAGTTCGTTTCGGAACTTCGTTCTTTGCAGTTCGATTTCGAGGCGGACCCGATGGATGTCACGGATGAACTTCCTATCTCCGAGGATGCCACTCCGCTGTTGCATCAGTTCCTGGTGCTCTGCTTCGACGGCAAGCGGATTGAGGTGACCGAGGAACCCGAGGCGGTGGTGCGTGCCCGCGAACTTCGGCAGGAGGCTCGCGCCAATGGTGGACGGCTACCCGAAGGCTCGCTCGTCCAACTCTATCGAGAGCGGGGTACCAAACGGGCTGTCGATGAACTGCTGGCTGCTGCCGGACCGGAACTCGATGCGTCGCGCCGTGCGTTCCGCAAGTTAAGTGTATCAGCGTATAAAACGAAATCAAAACAGAATGAACGAAACAATAAAACAGATAATGGAATCCCAGGTGGACAGCTACAACGCCATAGTCAAATACTTGGCAGAGCGCGAAGGGATTGGGGTATGGCAGTATCAGGACTGCCCCTATAAGGAACTCCGTTTCCTGCTGCAGGATGCTTACGGTCTCTTCAAGAAGTTTTCGGGTAAGCACTACCTTACCGAAAGTCTTACCTCGATAGCATTGCTGGGCTTTGAGTTGCTCAACTGGCTTCAGACCATCCAGGATGATCAGCCCAAACCGCTTACGGCATGGGTCGATGATATTCTTCGTCCCATCTTTATTCGAAAGAACCACGATTACGGCAATTCTTTCGAGCGGACGATGGATGAGTTTGGCCCCGTCGTGGCTAAGATTCGTATCGGCGACAAGGTGAATCGCTTCCTCTTCCTCTCGCGCAATGCGGAGTCCGAGGTCGATATCCGTGTCCTCGACGAGAGTCTCTCGGATACGCTGCTCGACTTGTGTAACTACTGCATCCTGTCACTCATGTGGCTGGATAAACAGAAGGATTAAGAATATATAGTTTGCCAAGAATGTGATTATATGGTTGTTAGTTATTTTTGATTATAATATTCGTGTGCGTTTTTAGAATAATAGGAATTATGTTCAATTAAGGTATTGATTGACAGGATATTACCTAATTGCTACCGACAACAATGTCGGGAGCAAACTGTAGCCGAGAGAGGCTATGGGATTTATACGAATCCTCTTCGGTGTCATGCGTGCCGAAGGTTTGAGTATAAGTTGATAATTTTTCATATATTATTTTTGGTTTCCTATTTTCGGATAGGAAAAGGCACGGACCATCCGCGAGGCTCGCCCGTGTTCCCTTTTTTTTAACTTAACCCTTAACAGTTGAAACTTGCTTTTTTGTAATGTTGAACTAAAAAAAGAACGAGGAACTTACTCCTGGGAGTTTGTTCCTCGTTTTATTTTATAATCACTTTGACTCTTTAAAAACTCTTTTAATTCGGTTATCGCGTGCTGAATACCGTGAAACAGATGTTGCTCTGCTTGATTCTTTGGGGCTACATCGTAATTGGATTGTTTATCCCCCATGCAATCACGTACCACATGATCCACATATTCGTCAATGTTTCTTTCCATAGATATTTTGCTTTTTGTTTTGTGCTGCAAAAATAAGAAACAGTTTCGATAAAAACAAAATTATCCAATTAAAACTTTGACTAAAACACAGGCATACCAACTTCGCTGAACGCAAAGTCTCTCTTATGGACTCCAATCACCAACTCGTCAAATGCGTCGGTAACGTCCGTTCGGTACTGCTTCACGTCGTTCACGATATCCTGGCTGTCTCCGCCATTGTCGCTTGCCACCTTCTGCAATACCAGCTCACCCGATTCGCTGTCTCGTTTCTCGCCCGATTTGTTTTTCATCGGTCCCGTCTTACCCATCACCTTCGTCGTAGCGCGCATAGCTATCACCAGGTCCGCACAGTTCTCTGTGTTGATGCGTAACTGAAAGCGGGTCTTACCCGTCATGAAGTCCGCCATCCATTGGAACTTCAGTCCGTGTGCCAACGGCTGGCCTGTGTGAATGTTCTGTACATTCCATCCTCTCGCAGTCAGTTCTTCAAACACAATATTATAGAATCGGGTCTTTTCAAAATTTTCGTCCGCATAGTTGCCACCTTGGTTCGCAGTCGAGTCGTAGTAGTGAATCACGTTGCGGTTCTTCCTGCGCTGTGGCTCGTAGTAATCGCACCACTCCTTACAGAGCGTGCGCAGTCGCTTGCCCTTCTCCTTCACGTAGCGGGAGGATAATACGTTGATGCAGGGAACCCCGCTCACCTCGTATATCTGTCCGGTCACTACGGCGTTGATGCCCTTGTTCCAGTCGAAGGCTATACGCAGCGGTTCGTCGGGGCGCACGTCGGTATCAAATCGACAATCGCAAGCGTCGAAGTCATCGCTCACCAACCCTCGCTGTTTCTCTTCGCGGGTCAAGGGTGTGCGGGTCGTGAAGCTCTCGTAGTCCGCAGCCTCGTAAGCGATGTCTACATTATACCCTCTCCGCTTGTCATAGATATTCTTTCGCACAACCGTCATGTTGTCTTCAAGCACGGTCATTTGGCTGGCGCTGCTGGGCAGGTAGCCGTGCTGTCCGTCTGGGTCAAAGAAGAAATAATAGCAGCCATCCACCTTGTTCACGCGCTGGTTCAAGATACTCGTGCGAAACACGAAGTCACTAAGGTTCATTTCCATGTCCTTGATGTAGCGGTCGCCCAGAATGTCGATGTTCTCCAGCGTCGAGAAGTTGAAGTAAGCCACTGCCCTACTCTGTAAGAACTTTAACCGGCGCAGGAACTTCGGACTCTCTTCGGCCAAGTTGATACCATAGTCGTTCGAGATAAGGAAGTCATTCAGCATCTTCACAATCTCTCGGTTGATAGAGTTGGTCTGCAACTTCTCAAACTCTTGCATCCAGGATTGCTTGGCCGTAATAGGTGCGTCGGATACCAGCAGGTAACTCTTATAGAAGGGGTTCTTTTCACTGTACGCAGGATGATCAAACGTCAACCCTCGTACGGCAGGGAATACCTCTTCTCGTACTTTTTCGCCGGGCAGGTATCTCGCTTCGTCCCCGATAAGCGAGACAAGGTTATATGAGTTGGCGGATGCCTTAATCTCCATCGAGATGCAATGCCACACGTGGCCGTTGAACCAATAGAGTACGTTACTCCATTCTCTCGGCACCACAAGTGGCTTCTCAAAGTCCAGGTTCTTGGGGGGCTGCCCGCGAAAGAAATGGGTATTCTCGCGGTAGGGGGTCATACGCTCGATGGCGCAGATAGTGGTTGGCATGGTCTTGGCAAATAACTGCTTGATGCTGTTGCCCAGGAAGGCGCTCACTCCGCGTGGCATACTCTCACTGATGCGCACGAGACGAGGGGTAATGATAAAGTCGGTCTTGCCTGTCGCGCGTCCAGCTTGCACATACTCCTTGTTGGCATTGAAATGATAAGCCAACCATTGGGCACGGTTCATGTATATCTTAATATACTGGTCGTTCGCCGTCCCATTCTCTTCAATCTTCTGAATATCTATATCGCTCATAGGTTAGTCTTTTACCGCAAAACTAACTCCCCCACCCCGCCGAATAAAGGATAAAAAAAGAGCCTTGCCCTTCGGCAAAGCTCTCCCGATTATACTGTTACATATAAAAGTATGCACAAAACACCTCACGGTGTAGGAAAATGAAGAAAATTGTCAATCGCTTTCGACTGCAAATATACTACTTTTCCATTAAATGATTAAATAATCATATAACATTTATAATCATATAACATATTTAATCATATTATATTTATAATCATATTGCATTTATAATCATAAAACACATTAATACTTTTCCTTGATGTCAAACAGCACTTTAACTCCTTCACCAAATACCGACATCCAGCAGATATTCACTCGTCCGCTTATAGACTTGAAGATATGTTCCGCCACAAACTTGGTCGGCACGCTGATGGTAATCGTTTTATCATCGGCGCTCTTAATATCTGTGTAAGCCCAAAAGGTGTCAAACTCTATCTTATCCACGGTGTCTTTAACCAGTTTCATAAAGCCGTCCCACATCTGCTTGTCATCTTCCGTTAAGTGATTGTCTTCGCCGGACTCTTTCTCCGTCGCATCTTCTATTTCACAAACCATCGGTCGGATAGTTTCTATATAGTTTCGCATGGATTGAATCACATACAACTTCGGATTGTTCATCTTGATCGTTTGCAGACGGTCTCGCAGATTAAACACTTCGGCATTCACGAGCGGAACTTGCTCGGGTGTCAATCCGGAATAAAGACTGAATACGTCGGCATCCGTCAACTTATATTCCTCCTTCAGAAGTTTCTGACTGGTGTTGCTGGTCTTATCGAGGGCTGCCTTTCTCTTCTTCTGCATACCGATATCGGAAAGAGTTATGTTGAAGAGAATACCGTCTGGGTTGCCGCGCTTTCTACCGTCGTTATACTTCGGTACGTAACTGAACGTAAAGTCTATCTCGTTCATTGTGGCGAGCGCATCCATTTCAGCCTTTACTACATCCAACACCTTTGAGGCAAACAAACTGTATAGAGGATATTGGTCTTCTTGGATTTTGGTGCGCTTTGCATCCAATGACAGCACACCAAGGTATTCTTTTAATTCATTATAGTCTACCAACTTATGACCAACATCTTTCCAACGTGAAAGGTATATGTATAGTCGCGGAGTACGTTTCTTGCGACAGAGCGGAACAATCTTCTTAATGTGCTCCACGTAACCCTTGCGCATATCAAACACTTCCATGAAGTTGTTTTTAAGCATATAGACTTTAAGCAATCCACTTCTGCGTTCTTTATTCTTGAACTGCATTTCGGTGTCATCGCTCTTTACCTGATCCTTCGGAATTTCAATGCGGCTAAATATATTAGCCATTACCATGTATTCTCTGCCGGAGCTTTCTACCTTCGTATAGCTTACAATCATCTTCAAGAGTTTCTCACAGGCATCTTCCAAGTCACGGTACATATCCTTTCTGATACCAAGGTCCGACAATTTAATAAGAAACTCTACTTCTCCTTCTCGTGCATCTCCAACAAACGGCAGTTCCAACTGATAGGTTCCGCTTTTGTAATTAATGTATTCATTCACTTTGTCTTGCAACTTGCTGACAATAGAAATCATTATCTGCGTTTGTATTAATGTGAAGTCTCCGCGTATCTGCGAATAGATGAACGGATTCTTAATCCACTCCACCTCTTTAAGTTCCTTGACGAGAGCATTCTTATCTGTCAGTAACTTTACTTTTTTCTTTTTTGGTAAATTCATATTGCTTTGTCTTGTTAAATTAACGGCGCAAATATAAGCCACTTTTTTTATAAACGTATATATAAAGGTGCTAATTTATGTTTTTATAACATTTCCTCTTTACTGATTTTAAGGAAGTTCCCGATAAATCAAAGAGTTGACTTTTTTATAGAAAGAGTTGACTTTTTTATAGGAACGCATCTTTAATTCCATTTTTTTGTTTGACTTAGCGTAAATTATGAAAAGGTCATGGCCAAAAGATTCAGAACTATATAAAAAGAGTTGTGCTTTTGTATCGAAAGAGTTGTGCTTTTGTATCGAAAGAGTTGTGCTTTTGTATCGAAAGAGTTGGGTTTTTGTATCGAAAGAGTTGGGTTTTTGTATCGGTCGCCTATTGTAAAAACCTGATATACAATAACTTGCTCAACCTTATATTATATATCTTATTATCTTTTATAATTTAACGACCGACATTTATGTTTTAAGAATATCTGTCTTATTCTGAATGATAAGATATAAAGATATAATATATAGGGGTTAGGAACGCATTGATAATCAATATATTACATACACCTTTCGATACAAAAACCCAACTCTTTCGATACAAAAACACAACTCTTTCGATACAAAAACACAACTCTTCATATATAAAAACACAACTCTTTCGATACAAAAACACAACTCTTTCCATAATGTATTACACGAAACGTAAAAGAAGGTCTATGCTACAGTAGCAATTAACATATATTCACAGTTATGTAATAATGTTTTATCTATATTGACCTGGCATATTCTAAACACCCATGATTATCCCTGCAGAATTACCGCATAACTCGTATAATTGGTCAACGAAATTCTTCCGAAGGTAGTGATTTGGTTAATGAAGTTTAAAACACTCGTATAACTGGTCAACGAGATTCAAGAAAAGTCGTATAACTGGTCAACGAGATTCAAGAAAAGTCGTATAACTGGTCAACGAGATTTAAGAAAAGTCGTATAACTGGTCAACGAGATTGAACAATCTCCCCTACCCTATCGTTATACCATACAGAGGATGTATCAGTCAAACAAACGGTCCACACCGGAGGGGCGAGGTTCTTCCCAAACACTAAGGCCACCTAAACCTTAACACCCTACTCGCCCCTCCTTTTTCTCCTTTACTCTGTACCTAAGCTGTTTTAAATTTGTGGCAAATTAAAAGTGATGGAACAAAGAGAATTAATTGAGAAACAAGCGTGGTCGCTTGATCAGAAAGTATTTCATTCTATGGAAGTGATTGACACGTTCATTCATAAGATGGGTGGAGTTGAAAACGTGTATGTGTCATTCTCCGGCGGAAAGGATTCTACGGTATTGCTCGATATATGTAGAAGGATGTATCCTAATATTCTGGCTGTGTATTGTCAGACAGGTAATGAATTTCCGGATATTGCAAGATTCGTTCGAGAAACAAAAAGTAGAGGTGCAAATGTTTTGACTATTAAGCCAGATATATCACCGCGTGAAGTATGGTCTAAATACGGGTTCCCCCTGGTTAGTAAGGATCAAGCTAAAAAGATAAGAACAATACGTAATAATCCTAACTCAAAGACAGCAATCAAAAATCTCCGTGAAGGCGTTAAATTTAAGCTGGCGTATAAATGGAGATATCTGCTTGACGAAGATTATGATACGAGTGATTATTGCTGTGACAAGTTAAAGAAAGAACCTTTTCATCGCTTTACAAAACAGACAGGACGTTTCCCTATTATCGGTGTAATGGCCGATGAATCTCGCATTAGACTGACCGAGTATTTGATAAATGGTAATTGCAATTATTTTGACACGGTAATACCTAAGTCTCATCCTCTTTCAATCTGGACTGATAAAGATATTTGGGAATACATAAAGCGATATGATTTGAAGGTCGCTGATATTTATTTCAAGGGGGGGGGTAATAAGAACTGGTTGTGTGTGCTGTGGCTTCGGAGCACAGAACTGGGGCGATAAGCGATTTAGGGTTTTGTATAATTTATATCCGAAGTTGTATAATGTCGTGATGAATTACACGAATAATGGCATTACATTCCGCGAGGCTATCCGAAAGGTGCTTGCTCTACGTGCTTCGTTCTTGCCAGATGAAGGACCTTATTGATTTTAATTCGGACTGATATACTCCGCTATCAAACATCTTCTTCTGTTAATTTAAAGCGATTTAAAGCCATTTATACCCCTACCCCACTAGCTATCCACTGCAAAATAAATCCGCCGTGAAATCGCCTTAAAACAAACAAGGGAGCCACGTTTCACAACGCGACTCCCCTTCGTCATTAAAATGAAATTTCACATTTTACAAATCTTATATCTTATGATTAAATGATTAAATAATCAAATAACAAATATGATTAAATAATCAAATAATCTTTATCTCACTCATTACCACTTCTTAACGATACCAATCAGCTCCAGTGCCAAGCACTCATAATCGGCTGCGCCCTTGCTGCTCGGTGCGAAGTCGTACACATCCATACCCATGTCGCCGGCTCGATTCAAATACTCGTTGCGCTTAATCTGTGTGCGCAGCGTATTCTCGAACGCTTCATCCAAGAGGCGCTTCTTGATTTCACGGCAGCCCTTCAGTCGTTCTTCGTACATCGTCTGGAGGAAGTAGTGCGGGGTCTCGATGGCGTTCGCATCCATGATGCCGAACACGCCCTCTCCTGCCCCACTCAATGCGTCTTGGCAGTTCACGGGAATCAACACGAGGTCCGCCGCCTTGGTCGCGTTCACCATCAGCGCACTCATACCCGGCTCGCTGTCGACGATAATGAAGTCAAACGCGCCCTTCATGCAATAGCAGAGTTCCTTCAACTTCACGCTCTCGTCCTCGCCCTTGCGTGCATACATTCGGGCGGAGAGTTCTGCCAGGCGGATGGTCGCCGGAATCAGATACAAGTTCTTCTTAATCTCGATGGGATTGATCGCCAACTCTTCGTTGGTCAGATAATCTTCAATGCTGATGTTCGCATAGTCCTTCGTCAACAACGCGCCTGTACGCTGGTCGTTCTCGAATCGGTTGGTCAGGTTGTGCTGGCTGTCGAAGTCAATCATGCAGACTTTCTTGCCTTTCAATGCCAACGCAGCGCCCAGGTTCTGCGCTGTCATCGTCTTGCCTACTCCACCCTTGTTGTTAATCACAGATACTACAATAGTCTTCTTTTCCATATGTTTGAATGTTTTGTGAGCGAGGTGCATCGCTCGGATTAAATGATTATAAATACAATATGATTATATATGTATTATGATTATAAATGTTATATGATTAAATAATCAGATTATATCTCGATGCCGTTTTCTTTAAGGTCGCGCATCACCAGCTGTGTCAGATATTGCATCACGCTGCTGCCTGTCGCTGCCACTCTCATCTTCATCGCGCGGTCTATGCTGTCGGGCAGGATAAGGGTGTTGCGCTTGTCTGCTTCCTTATATCCTTCCTTGGTGCGGGCCATGAAGGTGGGCTTTCCCTTGGCTTGACGCACTACGCATCCGTAGTCGTTCTCTGCCACGAGGATATATCCCTTGCGCATCAACTCGGCTTTCATCGGGTCGCTTTCTTCCACTCGTGCGCTGGCTAAGGTAATGCTGCCTGTCTGTGACTCTACGGCCTTGATGGGGCGCATCGTTTCTTTCGCTGGCTCGGTCGGCTCACTGTGGGTGGACTCCGTGCTTTTCTCTTCGGGCATTGGAGTCGGGTGCGTCGACTCTTCGCTCGGTGTCGTGGGCTTGCGTCTTGCAAAGCTCAACGGCTTGGGTTGTGTCTTTATCATATCAATTCTGTTTTGTAAAAAATCATGGTGCAAATATAAATAGTTATTCTGATTCCGCAATACATTCATGCGCAATCTTAACTTATTTTATGATTATAAATGTAATATGATTATAAATACAATATGATTATAAATGCTTTATGATTAAATAGGTTTTATGATTATATATGTTATATGATTAAATAATCAAATAATAAATAAAATCACGATGATTAAATGATTATAAATGTTATATGATTAAATAATCAAATAATCAAAACGGCTGAAAATCAATGGCGAATAAAATAAATAGAGGGACTTACTTCACAGTAGGTCCCTCTTGAATGCGACATTTACTTATATATAATACTACTTATAGAATGAGTCTTATGCTTGTTTCTTTGCGTCGATGGCTCGCTGCATGGCGCGCAGTTTCTTTCTTCGCAGGTATCTTCGCTTGCTTACTAAAGCGATATACAGAATGGCGATGGCCAAACACAGCAGCAGGATCAATGCGCCTAATCCCCAAAACGGGGAAACGATGACCCACCAGGATACGGAAATGACGTCCGTTATTTTCAGGATGGCCATGACCGCTGTACACAGCAGGGCGACACCAAAGATGATGATGTCTACAAGGGAAACTCTTCGTTTCGGTTTCACGTCGGTGGTCCCCGACGCTTGGTTTCTTTTCTCTTCCATATAGATTGGGTTTAGGAATTTGTCTCTTTCTTTTCTTTCAGCAGATGGTACACTACGGTTCCTTGTTGTTGGTTTTCCAATATCTGCATGATGGGTTCTCCGGTGTAGTTTACGACGATGATCGTGAGGTCGTCACTGGGCTGGAGGTATTTGTTGCGCTCGGTGAATCGCTGGATAGTCTCGTCCTCGATGCCTTCCAGGTCGCCGGCTTCATTCATGCGGGCGAAGTCGCCGCGTTTGATGGCGCGGTTTATCTTGATGTAGTTCCTTACCATCACGGCAAAACCTTTAAACATGACGTCGCTGTCTTCTTGTGCCTCGTTAAGGTATGCGTACAGATAGGGGGTAATGGCAGCGGTGGCGGTATGGATATTGATGTCCAACCACTCTTCTTCCATCATGTTCTGGATGGCGGTTATCTGCTTTTCTACGTGGCTTACGTAGTCAAGGAAGTCTTGTTTACTTAGTTTCATAATTAATAGTTTTTGCTGACGGGAACCTACCCTCGAGGTATGAATTGGATGTTGTAGGGTGGGGTAGGTCCGCCGCCAGTGCCGCCTGCCTGTTTCGCAACATTCATTTGGCGTGGTTTAGAATACGAATTATTTAGCGTTTGGATACTCGCTCTAACGTGCCGTGGTCAGCAGTTGGTCGCTGCGGTTCCTACGGCTGGCAAGGATGACCATCTCTCCGCTGCATCCCATCCGCAACTGAAAGCCGTGGCTCGACAGTGCGGCAAGGTAGTTGGGTAGGGGGTCGGGGGCCTTGGAGTCAAACGTGCGGTAAACGTGCATCGCCTCGCGTATCTCGCCCAGCGAGAAGGCTCTGACATAGGTCAGTCGCTCGTCGCTCTCGGCTTGCCACTCGTCGGCAAATGCCTGCACGTAGCTTTCGTTTACCACGGGTAACGCTTCCTCTTCGTCGTCGAGGGCGTCATCCTCTACGGCGTCAAAGCCTCGTTCGCTCATTAACTCGTCCACGTATTCTTTGAATCGTTGGGCGCCTTTGCTTTTTCCTTTCTTTGCCATACTGCAAAGATAGTTATTATTTTATATCGGCTCAAATCTTGGGCACTAAATTCACTCTTTTTAGGTAAACTTGTGCTAATCGTATATCGTCCTATATATTCTTTTGCTAACTGCTTATCTTTGTATAAATCAATTTAATACGTTTATGGCAAGTGAATTTGGCCGTAAGTTTTACGACTTACTTAGAATACATATCGAGCAGGGCATCAAGTCCAAGTACCTCGACCTTTCTCCGGATCATCGTGCTTGCGTGGATATTATCGACGACCTCTATGAGCATTACCGGCATAACCCGGCTATGAATACGTCGGACTATATCCGCAATAAGTACGACATCAAGGACTATGCGCGTATCTATAAACTCAACAAGGCGCTCAACTTTGTGGTGGGCATGATGAGCAATGGCTTGCGCGATATGCAGCGTTTCAAGGCGAACGCGTATGTGGACCGTATGTTCCGCATCGGCGACGCTACGGGTGATTGGAAACCGATGGATAAGGCGCTGGCTCACCTTACCAAACTGAATGGCCTCGACCAACCCGACCCTGCCGAGTCTATCGACGAGCAGATTCCAAAGATGGGCTATATGCTGACTACCAAAGCGTCGGATGTGCGCGAGGGGGCTAAGGTGCATACGCGTGAACAGATTGCTGCGCTCTTCAAACATTACGATATCAAGCCCGACCGATGGCAGGACCAGTTGGATAGTGGCCTCTCTACCGCGGATGATTACGACGAGCAGGGTAACCGCCTGCGACGCCGACGTGTCGAGGAACCTGTCGATGCCGAAGTGGAACTTCTTAACGAGGAATTTGAGCGGGAGTTCCAGGAAGAGGAAGAGCATGAGCGACGTATGCGTGGCTATTCGGATTCATCGGATAAATCGTAAGGCGAGGGTAGGGGAGTGTGGAACTGTACGAACCTGCCGAAAAAAACTTAAATCGCTTAACAGATGAAACATTACTCGCTCGAATGTGTTATCTTTGCAACGTCTGAAAAATTTTGTAATGTGTACATCCATACAATTAAAATTTAACTTTGTATCGGTGGCTCGTGAGAGTCACCGATTATTTCTAAATGTAGTTTGTGATTATGAGCAATAGTTTGTCGTCTCCCGAACTTGTATCGGGGAAAAAAGAAAATACGAATAAGGAAGATATCAGCGGCGAGTTGTGGAAACTCTTGCGCGTGGGTGATATGTGCCGAGCCTCTCTTCATGGGGTGGTTATCACGGGCAAGGTCTCTAATATCATCCGTCTTTCCAATGGCCGTGTGCTTTTCTCCATGCGCAGTGCAGATGGAAACCATCTTGGTTCGTTCGACCATTTTCGCGTCGTGCCTGCGGATGCCGACATGGTACGCGAGAATATGACGCGCCTCGATTTGCTCCTTCGTCGTTATGAACCGAAGGGCATGAGCACTGCCACCGCAGGATGGTAATGAAACGGTTGGTTTTATATGAGTTGTTAATTTGATATTAGTTGGATTGATAGAACTAATGGTTATATTTAGGTTATTCTTGTTCTTATACTTAATTAGTATATAGTCAAATTGAATCCTCGGGACGGCCTGATGTGAATCACGCCGTCCTTTTCTTTTCGATAATGTGTATTATCTGATTATATTTGTTTTATGATTATAAATATTATATGATTAAATAATCATAAAACATAAATAATCAAATAATATTTTTAATCATATAACATAAATAATCAAATAATATGTTTACCTTTGCACGTGTAGAATCTCACGAGTAGTATATAACTACATCTCCGTCTGCTCTGCGTGGCTGGCGGAGATATACCGCGGGATGGAACAGGAGTAGTTCGCTTGGCTCATAACCAAGAGGTCGGTGGTGCGAATCCATCTCCCGCAACAATTTAAATGCCTTCTTACTATATTGAAAGGAATCAATGAAGTGGTCCGTGATGGATAGCTTGATAAGGTTGAGTGAATTCAACTTTATCGTTCATATCAATTTAAAATCTATATTTTTTTTGGCACGCGGTGGCGTGCCTTTTTTGTGTGGTTACTCCAGGGTAATGGCTTGACCGCCGTGGATGTTTCCGTATTTCTCTATATACTTGCCGTCCTTTACCAATCCTAAACCTGCCAGCACGGCTAACTCGGTTTCTTTTCCCCAATAGGATTTGAGTATGCGCAGCATACCGAACATACCGCCTCGGATACCACCGAAGATAACGGGGCGGCGCTGTCGGTCGCCCGTGAAGTCCCACTTGGCATAACGGCTGGTCATCTTGATGTCGCCGCCTTTTCTTGGCACGGCTTCCTTCCGCTGCCCTGCACCTACACCCCAGTCCACAAAGAGCAGGTAGCGCTTAAAGAAAAAGTCGACGGCTACGGTGTCGCCGCCGGCGGCATTGATCACAAACTTATGCAACCCTTTATACGAGGCGCCTGTCGATTTGTAGGCGCCATGTCTCGCGGCATTCACGTAGATATAACCAGGGTAGGGGCCTTCGGAATTTCCGTCGCCCGTCCAGATGTGCTGCACCTCGTAACTCATTCGGATGCGCTTGATAATGTTCTCTGCCCACTTCGATAACTCCAGGTAGCCTTGCTCGTGGGCTTGTTCTATACTTTGCTGCATGATGATGGTTTTTGTTTGATGCAAAACTAACTATCTCTCCTGCAAATATAAAGGACTCTCGTTAATGGTTGTAGTCTGCTTCTAAACTCTGATGCTGCCAGCAGTAATGGCTGTTGGTCTGTGCGCGCCGTTTGCAGCGCGTGCCCTTCAAGGTGATGGCCTCGCAACGGCCGTCTGAACTTAGGCTGTCAAACTCGTCTCCACTCGTACTGCAAGCCACGGCTACGATGATAAGGATAAGTATAATAACTCGTAATAGGTATTTCAGTGTTCTCATAATGAATCGCTTTAAGTAAATGGACTGCACGCGGTGTCCCACCATACGGCAAGGCACCGCGCGCAGGGGATTAGTTCTCTTGCTTGGGGTCTTGCTCCCCTTGATCTTCACGGACGGCCTTCTCTACTTCTTTTTCAATGTGCTCTCTAAATTGACTACTGAATACGAAACTTGCCCACCAATAGTTGAAGCAAATCAGTATTCCGCAGAAGATGAGCATGGTGTGGTCGTTATGCTGCCAGTGGTAGACGATGCGCGATACCAGGAAGAATCCGCTGGCCGAGATGGCTACGCAGCATACTCCCCTTGTAAACTCGATAAGGTTGTCTCGGCTCATGCCTCGCCTCCTTCCTTCTTTGGTTGGTCAAGTTGAAAGGTGTGGAAGTTCAAGACCTTCAGTACTTCACCCAATCGTTTCGCCTCGGCCTCTGTCTTCATTTTGGCTTCTACTGTGAAGTTGTCTTCTCCTTCTTCGATGTCTACGAATACATGGTATATGGTTTCGCCTTTATACTCACGTTCTTGTATAGATACTTTTCTCATTTTCTTGCTGAATGTTTTGTGGAATACTTTCCCCAAAGATAAAAGTTATTTCGCGTATAGGCTCTATCTTGGGTTCACATTTAACAATGTTTGACAAACACGTCTCCGTCCTTGCGCTGCTTACTCTTCCTCGTGCTCGATGGGTTCCATCAGTACCTTGGCATTTCCGTCTCTCGACAGAAGTTCCATCACGGCAACGTCTACTCCGTCCATCAGTCGAACGCGCATCATGCTGGGGATGCTGCCTCGCATCACTTCTACGGTATCTAACTCCATCAGCTCCATTGCTTGATAGACGCGATACATATTCGCAGCACTAAGCAGATAGAAGGCTCTCACTTTCTTCTCTCCTTTCTGCAATTCATCTTCTATCGGTGTGTCGCGCTTTGGATTCAGCAGGACAAAGGTGCCGGCGTAGTTCTTGTCATAGATCATTGCTCCGGTAGGCTCTAATCCTGCTTCTGATTCGTAACCGCTTCCGTGGCAGGATGGGCACTCCATCATCTGTTCCCAATGTTCGTAGTGAGGTTTCCAAGTGGTGTATTGCCATTCTACTTCTCCTACTCCATTACAGATGGGGCACTCCACATCTTCTCCTGCCATCTTCATCTCTGGCTCCATGGGCGAGTTGTCGAGGAAGGCCTTGAGCTGTGCGCGTGTCAGCAGGTTCGTTCCCTTGAACGGCGGCATCTCAATGGCTCTATTCTTTTCTTCGTACTCTCCCTCGCAGAGTTCTTTGTCGATGATGACGGCCACGTGTCCGTTGGTACCATACACGCGTCCGTGACTAAGGAACGGCTCTTTTAGTTTGTCTGCAATCTGCGTGTTGCCTCCGCCGATAAACAGATGCAACAATTCATTTTCATTCTTCATGTTAAGTAGTTATAAGTTCGTTGCGTAATTCGATATGTCAAACATTACTTCTTGAATCCGTCATACCAAAGTATAATGAATATCATATAGAGTACCATTATCTCCTTGTTGAAGATAACGCAGAAAATGGTCGTGATCAGAAAGCCGAAGCGGATAATGAAATCCCATAATCGAAAGTTCATTCTTTGCCTCCTTCCTTCGTTTCTTTGTTCTTGATACGAACTTGGCCATTGAGGGCTTTCATAAAGAACTCATTGCTCTTTCCTGACTTTACGTCGTTTTGCGTCTCTCGGATAATCTCCTGTAAGTCCTTACGCTGCAAGGCGCCAAGCAGGATGGCTTCGTACATGGTGCGGTAGATAACCTTCGCTCGTTTTGAGTCGCTCATAAATCCTCCGTTCAATGCGTACAGTAAATCGGCTCTGAAAGACTCTTCTGAAGGATCCTTGCCGTTGCTCATGGTTACAAAGGATTCGTTACCGATTCTGCCAATGAATAACAAGTTGCCTCCGTGACGCTTGATGATTTCGCCGATTTTCTGCATCTGCTCATCTACGGTTCTCAAATCAACTTCTACGACATCCAGGAACTTTTCTCTGTCTGGCTGTTCCTCCGTCACTTCGCTTACGTCTATGTTCTTAATCATAATAATATAGTCTTTAAATTTCTAATTCGTTTAAATCTCGGGAGCATCTCTCTCCTTATGCGCTAATCTTTTACCGTATCTCGGAATCGGAATCCGCTGCAACTAAGTCGGTCGCTCTTCGTGCCGTCCAATACCCTTCCTGATACGATGCATACATTCCACACTCGAAACGGTTCCGTAGTCATGCGTGGCTTGCAATACTTGCACATACAACAAAGCGGTTGCTGCAATTCTCTGCAATTCGACTTGCGTTCTAAACTCATCTTCTCTCTCGGCATAGGTCTAATACTTCTCAATCTTTGTGGCAAGGCGGATGCGAGACAAAAGTCTTTCAATCTGTTCTTCCGAAGCCAACCCGACAACCGGATATCTGCACCAGTTGTTAGGCCCTGAACTGCGAAGTATCGGATAGTCTGGTGAACTGCTTTCACCAATCACACAACCGTACCCATCTCCGTTCACAAGTCCATCATGGATGAACACTGCTCCTTCTTCATCAACCAGGAAGTCGCCGGCTTTATACTCGCTCTTTCTTGCCATAGCCTAAAGTATTAACATTTCCACTTTGTATTCAATGGAATTTTCACCGATGCAGCCTTGCTACCGTCGCCGTTACTGCCGTCGCATGAATCTCCATCTCCATTACATGGACATCCCTCTCCGTTACAAGAGCCGTCGCAGCTTTCGCTCTTTCCCTTACACTGATAATTTCTAAGTTCGATAACCTTCTTGAGCATCTCCATACATTCAGGGTCTTTAGCGGCCATCAGATGCATCGTATTGACAAATGCTACATACAACATTCTGAAGATGTCCTTATTGATATCCTTCAAGTCTGTCAACGTGCGCATCAGCGCGCTGCCAAAGATTTGCTCGTTCGTGAATTGATCTGCCGTACTAACGATGGTTCTGCATACGCGACCACTTACTTGCCCGAATAGGAATACTCCTTCGTCGGGATACTTGTCGTCAAAGAAGTTCTGTATCTCTTGCAGCTTCTTTAAAAATTCTTTCGTGCGCTCATCCAAAATTTCGGGCACGCGCGTGTACTGATTCTCAATCATAATTAATTGTTGTTTAGCTTCTTAATTTAAATCTTCAATTTAAGTTTCGGATGTGTCCAATCCGAGTTCCCCATCCAGTTGTAGGGACGCACCCAAGGTGCGTCCTAATCGCAGGATATGGTCCAATAAAGGAAAATTCTCCATCCTCGTATTTTCCGGTCTTAGGACGCGGTCCAATAAAAAGGTCTTCACTCCATCGGGTCAAAGCTTTCAAACCCAACATCCCCGTCCGCCGTAGAATGTACGACCTTCATGTCTTTAAGCACTGCGTTCTTTACAACTTCAACCCCTTGCTCAAACAACAGCCCAAGCGCCAGGTTGTCAAGGTATTCACTTGGCCACGGTTTATCATATTCATCCCATCCATTTGCCTTACGGCGCATAATAGAATACTTCCCGTCGATGAAGTCTTTCGCGCCTCGTTGAAAGTAGTGCGCAAGTCTCATATCCGTTCTCGCAACATTAAACAACGTCTGCAACAACTGACAAAAGAATACTGCCTTTCGGCTAAATGGCAGCGTTTCGCTACTCATCATATTCATGGTTGTCTGAATCAGTCGGATAGCGTTATTTCCTCTGTCCAGCATGATAGCACGTTCTACGTCACTCCCACTATCCAAATACATAACGCCCAACATCTTGTCGGAATTAATAGCCAACCGAAATACTTCTTTCATCAGTTCTGTAATCTTGTCCACTCGCTCCTGGTTGGTCATACCTTCCATACTGTCCGGCAAGCCACCGGCGTAAACCGTCTCGCGATTGCAACTCTTCTTGCTATCATTGTCAAGCCCAGGGTTGCTCGCTTTGTCTTTGTTCTTACCTTCGTTAAGCGGACGATCTTCACTACCGCTCTTCAAAACATCTTCATTATTCTTGTCCATACTCTAATTAAATTAGTTTCAAATAATCTACCTAAGTTTAAGTTTCGGATTTACTCCCTTCCCTTTATTCATCGAGTTCTTATCCAGTTGTAGGGACGCACCCAAGGTGCGTCCTAATCGCTGGCGATGGTCCAATAAAATGGAAATTCTTATCCTTATATATTTCTTGGTCTTCGTATTAGGACGCACCGTAGTAAAAACAAAGGTGCGTCCCTACTATTGGATTGGACAAATCCGAAACTTTTATATTTATCTCCGTGCCTTCTTCGACTTTCCCGTATAGCATTTCGCCAGCAGGATGTCTCGGTACTGCGGAATACCTAAGACGAGCGTCACCGCATCTGCCACAGCTTTCACGGCTGTCTTCCCCTGCATCACCAAAGTCATTTCCTTTGTCTTTGGATTCCAGTAAAAATTGGTTCCGACAAATGGAGGCATCTTCCTATCCACGATGCCGGGGTATTCAAAAACGAGCAGAAGCCAGTAGCCTCTATTCCATGTGGTTTCCAACTTCATCTGCAAGTAGTTGTCAAACAATCCCAGCAGCGCAGCCAAACTCCATGCGGGCATCAACTTGTCATCAAATTGATACGAGCAAGGCATAAGCATACTTTCGATGACGTGATGCTCTCCACTCATATTGGTCGTACATTGGCTGCACATATCAGCCGTGGCAGGGTCTAATCCAAGGTTCAGCAAGTTCTTAACCTTCATACGATCCGTACAGATGGGAACCTCCTGCGGATTCTTCTCGAACATAACCTTCTTGTATTCTTCCGACATCGAAATGCTTTCCACCATCTTCACAATCGCTTGCACCACGGTATTCCCCGAGCGCTCAAACTGTGTCGTTGTCTGATTAATCGTGTAGTCCATGTCTCCGTTTTCGAGTTCCTTCGTCTTTACATTCGATGACTCAAAGTGCTTCACACGGAAGATATATTCTCCATCTCCAAATGATTCAAGAGTTAATCCTGTCTTGTGATAGCTCCAGATGTTCAGCAACTGCGCAGCACTCCAGGTTAATTTACCAACTCGATTATCACTCGGTCTGCACAAGCGAATCAATGATTCCTTCGTCTTGCAGTCGCTCCACTGTTTGGTATATCGAATGTCGGCAGTTTCCACAGATTGCAAACTCTTGCAAAGCGTCGCTGCCTCAATCAGGTTGGTACACATCGGGTGTTCTCGCAGAAGTTGTTCGTCAACGCCAACCCCATTCGTCGGGTGAAACCAATAACGCTCATCATCGCTTATCTCATCATGCGCAACATCATTCCGCCCGTATAACTTCTTAATATCCTCGATGCGTTCCTGCTCGTCACAACTCTCGTCGGAGTCGCCACAATCATTCTTACTACAACCCTTATCTGACTCGCCGCAATCTTCTGTCACCTTGTTTTCGCCCGCATCCGATTCGCTGCAATCCTCTGCTGCTTTGTTCTTGCCTGCATCTGATTCGCTGTAATCTTCTGCTGCTATATCATTACCCGCATCAGGTCCGCTCAACTTCGGGTCGTTCTTATACCACTCCTGGATCCACTCAAACAATCCAGGTCGTCCGTTCGCTGGTTCATCGCGATTAGCATTCGATGCTCCTTGCTTAGATTCCTTCAATTCGACTCCGGCTTTAGTAAGTGTTTCCTTGAGCGCAAGAGTCATTGCGTCCAGCGCACATTTATTTGCGTTTAATTCATTCGTTGTCTCGTCCAACTTCGCCTGCACCATAGCAAGTTCGTCTTTCGTTAGCGCCAACTCCGAATAAATCTTGTCAGCGATTTTAGGGGTGACAATCGCAATATCGTCGACTCCCTCGTCGCTTATACTAAGGGCAATCCCGTCGCTTTTGCTACAGATTAAATCGTCGCTAATGCCACGAATCACAACGTCGCTTTTGCCACGAATAATCTCATCGCATTTACCACGAATAGCCCCATCGTTCCCAGCAGTAATATTCTTCTCACAGTCACCACCACCAGTGGATCCGTGATAATTATCATGTGTCGGTCCCATCATTATTTAATCACAATTCTATTTTCCTTCTCGTCAAACACGATGCTGATATTATTGGTGACATAAACGTCGCCGTTGGCCATCACCCAATTCACAAACACCTCCGCGTCGTCCGGAAACTTTGATAAAATCTCTTTCAAGTCTTTACTTGTAATGTGAGTATAATCCATACGCTTAAAGTTTAATCTAAATAAATAACATTATCTTTCTCATCATAATCCACATCGAGTGTATTAGAGAAGGTGTCGCTCCCGCAATCAATGGAGACATACACCTCCGCATCCGCCGGATACTCCGCCAGAATCTTCTGCAACTCTTCATTGGTGATATTACAGTACCTCATAGCTTAGTAGTTTAATCTTTCAATAAATCTTCCAGTGTCTCTTTGGCTGCTTTAAACTCTTCGGCTGTAATACCTGCGTAGCCTGATTCGTTTGCAGCCTTGACATTTTCGTTAGGGGTGCTACTTTCTTTACCAGCGGCATCACCCTTTCCACTTACGACGTTACTCTTCTCTTCGCGCCCGTTATTTACTTCGCTCTCATTGTTGATCATTTCGTCGGTAGTCTTCATCAGTTCAACTCCCTTATCAACAACCTCGCCAGCCTTATCATCAAAGTTCTCACTACCAAGTCCAGCGTCGCGAAGTTCAATCACCGCTTTTGCGTACCCGTTTACGTTGCGGATAAAGTCCTGCGTAAAGTGTCTCTGTGCAAAGGTAGATGCCACCATGTAGATAGCCATGCCAACCTCTCGGTCTCTTCTCATCAAGTCATAGACACACTTGCCAATATCTTCCGTGGTACCAGCCATGTGAATCACACTGCGCTCTTTCGTCTTATCACGGAATACAGCCACAGCAGCTCTCTTCTCGTATTCGTCCAATGCCCAGTCTTGGATACGACTCCCAAGTCCTACGACGTCAAACTCTTCACTCTTTTGCATAATCAATTCGTTTTATTGTTAATTCGGTTTCGAACTCACATCCTTCTCTCTATTTATCGTTCTCCCATCCATCTATAATTTCCGTATTGAACAATGGTCGGGTTGGATAAATCCGAAACCTTAGTTATTAATCATTTATCACCTACAAACAATCATTCAACCTTATCGTTGGTTTTTCTATTGTCTACGATAGGTTTCTTGTTGTGCATCTTGTAGTACATACTCTGCGGATGGTCTAACCTGGTCCCATCGTTGAAGTCCATACATACCTTCTGCCCATAATCCTTAACTGGACAAAATCGACTAATCAAGTTGCACCACCCATCCGGCGTACACCAAATGCAAGTAAGTTCTGTCTCTTCCATATTATATAATAATGTTATACGTCAAACCCCCTATGCACTAACTAATAATCTCGCGCTCTTTGAGATACTTCAATATCCGAATCAGATTGAACATCCCAAGAGGCTCATCGCTGCAATCCTGTGCCAACTCCGTAATAGCGGAATCATCCACATCCCCTCGCAGCCATTTATTCACGATGTCGGTGTACTCATCCTTCATCGCCTTTTCCTCGTCCTTGTCGTATGCCTCATTCAGAAACAAACTAATATCAATCCCAAGAATAAACTGCAAGATATAGCAGCACTCTCGTGTGGTCAAGTCTCTACGAAGCACAAGCCCCGTCACGTCATTAACTCGATTCACCGTCGTATGCACGATCCCGAGATTAAACATCTTCTTCCTCTTCCTCTTACAGGCAGCCTCCAAAACTTCTTCATCCGTTTTCATATCATGCCCATTCATATCATGCCCATTCATATCATGCCCATTCATATCATGCCCATTCATATCACGTCTATTCATATCACGTTCATTCATGTCGTACCCATTCAAGTCATTCCCATTTAAGTCATTCCCATTCATATCACGCTCATTTATGCCATACTCATTCATACTCCATTGCCATTTATATTGGTTACCATTTCTTTATGTACGTCATCCAACTTGCCACCGCCAGCGACGCTACTTCCAGAATGATATTCACTCAACAGTGCATCCTTAATAGGCTTACTAAGTGTACGGAATAAAATCCGATTCTTCTCCGGAATATCCTCGTCACCGATGCTGCAAAACAAGACATACCCAATAGGCACGCCCATCGCGTTGCATATCTTCTTTAGTGTAGCTTTACTCGGCATACTCTTATCGGTCTCGATATTGCACAGCGCGTTCGCAGAGATACTGCTCCTTACGGCCACCTCTCTCTGCGACAGCCCAATCTCTCGCCGGCAATTCCTAATAGCATTTCCAAGTTCCATAATTCAATCTTTTATCAAGTTAATGTTTAAGTCCTCCAATTTGTTCATCCGCAATTTGTTTAATACGTGTATTCCAAACAATAACGACGCAGGATCACTTGTATAAAGCCAGTCTGTAAACCACGGTATTCCTTCCAATAGATTTCATTCCGGCTTAAAATAATATACATAGGTATGAATACGGATAACAATGCAAAGATACTATATTTAATAATAATGTAGTTACAAGAATGTGCAAAATAATACTAAAAGAGATGTACATTAAGTAATCCTATTTAAATCTTAAAATATTAAAAAAAAGCGCGGAAAATATTGATACATCAAATATGTTTTATATCTTTGCACCATAATTGTAAAATAATAAAATATGGAAAAGAATGTATATGAAGTTATTCCGATATTAAAGGAGTTGCTCGTGACCAAGTATTTTTCGCAAACGCTTGTTGGATTATCTTCAACTTGGTTTGATAACAAGTGTAATTTATGCTTTAAATACGGATTAAACGAGGGTGTTAACGAAGTTGATATAGAACTTATTAATAAAGCCCTTGCACAACTTGCGGTTAATATTGAGCAGTTGAAAGTGCAAGTTCAAGAAAATATGAAGGATATGGATTATCAAAACGGCATTTCTGAAAAGATCCGTGACTTGGCCAAGATGATAAACCTTCCTTGCTTTATAAAGACATATACTTCTTTTTCTATTAATACTTTCAGAAGTAAGATAGGACATTTCCCTAATACAAACGGTGAGCCTCGTTTGTTTACCGAGAAAGACATACATAAATACAATAAAGGCATAGATGGTTTATATGTGTTTATTTCAAGTTTGAAGGTAAAACTGTAATATATCAAGTTAAAGCGTGCGCAACGAACGTACGCTTTAACTTTTTTTTTGTCCATTCGTATCGAAAAGAATACTCTTCTTGATTAAATATTATTATAGTATAATATATTTCTTTATTGGTCACGCAAAGCGTGATTTTGATATTACTTTCTGTTTATCGGTAAAAAAAGTATATTCCACTTTTTACTACTTAATCCATTGAAATTGAATATTTCTTTAGTGGAATAAATTCCATTTTTGCGTTCCTGACCGCGCGCCGTGCTATGGGATCCTTGTGCCTGTGGTCGCGTACGCGCGTACCTTATATATGCGCGTACGCGCGATACGATAAATTTTGAGCGACGCAATAAAATTAACATATTTAACATGGTTCTCGCGGAGATGATAGGTAAAGAATTTTAACACGCATAAAGATGCGGAAAATATGCAGTTTTTCGATGGTTTTTCGTTTTTTTTGACAAATGAAAATTGCACAAAAAAGCAAAATTTGTGCAATTTGGAAAACTCCCTTAATATTGCAATAATGTACGCGCGCGAATGGATTAAGGTGTCGAAAAAAAAAACACTCTTAAACAGACTGAAAATCAATAAGTTAAGAAAAAAATCAAAAAAAAGCAGAAAAAAATCGACGAAAAATTTTGTGCTTTCAGAAAAAGTCCATACCTTTGCAACGTCAACGATAAAGGATAGCTTCCTGGAAAGTAGTTGAGGTGTTCTTTGATATAGCAGGCGTGTAATTTCGCTTGCGAGTTTGAAATAATTCGAAAGGTGCGGATCTCAATCGTAATTGGCGCAAAAAACCAGAAAGGGCCTAAAAACCTCGGTTGTGGTACTAATTGAATTAAAGTAGGGCGAAATGTGACCCTTGTAAATAATTGTAGGCAGTTGTACACTTATATGGCTGTAATTCAATATCTTGTGCATTAATGGCTTCATGCGAATGACGTACATTTTGCCGTCGTCTTTGGTGATTTCAGGCGTGGAAAAACCTCTGGCGGCTTCTAAGGTAGATATTGTGCTCATATCCAGAGGGATATGAGATAACTAAGGTAGTGACCCGATTCTGTGCAGGCGTGTATGGTTTTGCGTGTGGTGCTCCCTGAAACAATTAAGTTGCAAGTAAAATGTAGGTTTTTGCAGTCAAAAGGTATGTTATTCCTGGGCATTAGCTGTAGCGCACACGTGTGGCGACACGTGGAGTATCTTATAGCGACGTTTGTGCGTCGTTAAATAGGCTCTTAGGCACAAAGCGTCTATACTCTGCTCCGATAGGGGTGGAGTATAGGGTAGCAATATTGCTAAAAAACAATTAAAATCTATAAGATTATGGCTAAAAAATTTGAAATCTCTTGTGTTGAAGCATCTAAGTCTATTAACGAAGAAATGCGCTCTTTTGAGGGTGCTGTCAAGGTACTCGTTATGTTCGCTCGTACTAATAAACAGGTCCAATTATTCCTTATTGAGCGTGGTATCACTGACCTCAACTTCTTCCGCGAAAAAGACGCCAGTGGCGCGCTCGCTTGCAAGGCTAAGCTCTATCAGTTCAGCAAGCTGGCTACATTCGTCAATGACCGCGGCGAATCCTATCAGGAGCTGTGCAGTGTTAGCAAGGATGGCACTATCAAGCAAGCTCGTTGGACCATTCGTAAGGTTCTGGATGCTGTACACAAGCGCTATAAAGGTGAATTTTCCAACCAGGAAAAGGGTGTACGTGCCATGTTAGCAAAAGAGCAGTCTATCAATGAGGCTGCCCCCGCGGTCAAGGCTGCCCCCGCGGTCAAGGCTGCTATTGCAACGAAGCCTAAAAAGGTGAAAATTACTTTGACCGATGATGAAAAGATTGAAGCTTTGGCTTCTTGGATGACCAGAACAGGTAAGACCGAGGTTAGCAAGGTCCAACTGGAGTGTATCTTGAACGCGGCTTTGGCAAGAAAAGCAAAGCAGTTGAAAGAGGCTTGTTAATTGGTTATTGTGTGTTACGAATCGAATTAGAAATAATTAAATTTAGGAGGATTAAGAATGAATTTATCAGAATTACTCGCAAGTGCAAAGGCTGTTGCTGCATCTAACAGCAAATTAGTATCTAACAAAAATAAGGCTATCCAATCACAGCCCAAGACTGACTCGGTGAGAGAGCGCGCTGCTGCGCTGCTCCGCCAGTTTAACGCTATCGAATCTGCGCCTGTAATGACTATTTGCAAGGCGCAAGAAGTAAAGCCTACCGCAAAGAAGTCCAAAAAGACTTCCAAGACCACCAAGGCAAAGCGTTCAGTATCTCGTATCCCAGAGATACCCGAATCAATGGGCGAATATTTGGACGTTCACGTATGTGATTATAGCGACAAGTCCTTTGTTGTGTATGGTGAAACAAAGCCTATCAAGAATGTGCTGAAGGCGCTCGGTGGTCGCTTTAATGCGTTCCTCCGTCCGAATAATAGCGAAACGTGTGTACCTGGCTGGGTATTCCCTATTAAATGTCGTGAAGCCGTAGAGGAAGCAATATCATAAATTAATCATAAACAAGGAGGATAAAAAGATGAAAGAAACGTATTTGGTCACTGTATCAAGTGTGATAATTCTGAATGGAGAGGTAATTAGTCTTAATAACGGCTTTGCAAAGGAGTACACTCCTAAGCCTGACTGGTGGATAGACCAGTTTGGCCAGACGTTGAAAGATGGTGGATACCACTATGTTGGAGAGAAAGAATCTGATAACTACAAGCAGGTTATTTACGCCGACGAAGATATGAAAGTGTACTTCCATATCGACGCTACACCATTGAGAATATTAACCCAAAAATAAGGAGGATAAAATCGTGAAAGATTATCTTATCATTGACCCGGCATTGTGCGCGATAGCGCGCAATCTGGGCAGCCACCTCTATGATGGTGGCAAGTATGCAGTCTATGCCCATACCCCACGTATCATGATGGTGACGGGTCTTATCTGTGGTCGTGCGATACGTATGTGCGTGGAACACGACTCCGTGCGTATCTATGGAGGCTATGGCGAGAGCCATACCCCTATGGGTGTAGCATTGTTGCATAAGGTGTACCGCAAGGTGCAGGACTATCTGAGCAGCAAGACGCTCGGATGGTCCGTATTGTTTAATCCGTTCGACCTCGATATGTATATCGAGCAGAGCAAGTAATTAACCCTATAAATTAGAGTAAGATGATTAGAAAAATTGAGAGAGAGGCTTTCTGTAATTTTCTGGCCTCTCGCAAGCAGGAAGTGCGTATATATATCGCGTGTGAGGCTATGAACTGGATGTATAATAATTGCGACGACGACGTCTGCTATGACTATAATCGCCGTACGGGTCTTGTGACTATGTACACCTGGAATGACGACGAATTTGATTGGGACGAATCCGTCTATACCAGAGATGAGTTCCTCGAAATGTTCGAGGATTCAGGATATATCGACGTCTTATATGACGCTACGGACATGACTTCCGAAGGCCTGTCACAAGTCTATCCTATCTTTGCGTCGGTATATCGTCGCTGGATGAAGAGTGAGTATAAAGAAATTGCATAATCAATAAAACCATATCAAGATGAAAAATATCATCAAGCTGTTGGCGTGCGTATCCATGTTGGTATGCACGTCTTGTACCTCTAACGAGGATCTGTATAATCTGGAGTGTAGAATCAATCATTGTCACGCTATTCACAAGCCGTGCAAGTTAGAAGAGCGTGACTTTCGCGAGGCCTATGCCGACCTTACCCCCAAGGAGAGAGCCGACTATAAGCGCTATCGCAAGGCTCAGGAGGTCAAGAAGGCAGCGCGCAGAGCAGCCATGCGTGAGGCGGACGGCATACTCAACGAGGGCCGTCCAGAGCGTAAGATGCCAGCGCAGGATACGCTCCAGTCTATCAAGCCTATGGCAGGCTTTCAGCTTGCTCATTATAACGTAAAATAAGATTTGGTTATGGGTGTAAATATTAATCGTGGGAATTATGCCTTTCTTCACGGCTCAATACCTTACGAGGAATTAAAAAACTTCGAGCCGAAAGTTAAGCCAATCATCTTATTTAAGCAGTTTAAGTTACGACTGGATAAAGATGGAAACAACCTATCTCAAGGAATAGTATTCCCTTTATACGTAAGAACGTGTAATGAAAACTCGCATGGTTTACCCTCTGGATTGAAATTGGGAGTCTGGTACAAAAGTGGAGTAGGAGAGTGTTGGATTAACGTCAAGAACGGAAGACTCTATACGAAGGGAAAAGGTTATTGCACAGACGGCAATAAGTTAGAGTATCTTGCTTATAGACCTGGGTGGCATTTGACAAACACCCCTTGGTCGAACCAAAGAGGTGCGGTGAGAGTAGCAAATGGCAATAAAGGAACCGGAAGTAATTTTATATATACTCGCTCATCTGAAGTATGGGGAGTCGTCGAGGCTTGTATAGATATAGATGCAACAGAGAAAGCTAAGTCGTTATCTACAAGCAAGAAGGACCAGTGTTTGCAAAGTTTAGGTGACAGTGAATTCTATATATACAAGACTAACGAGAATGCAACCAAAGAGCAGATTTGGTATATCGTTGATAAGATTAGAGTCGTGAAAATACTTGACGATGATTCGGTCGACTCTATAAACGATTCATTCTACGAAACACTATCTAAAGAAAGTGGAAGATGTATTGAGTCTGACCCATATCACTATAGTCGAATGAATAGTGATGGCATTCCATATTGGAAGATGCCGAGAGAGAACGGAGTTAGATATACTCAACAAGATTTAGTTCGTATGGGATATTGCCAGATGTAATACCCATCAGTCAATAACAATTTAATCGGCTGACCTATCGGCCGTTAAACGGGGAAAGATATGACAGAAAAAATTGACGAATGGTATGACCGCGTACTTCCGGTCATGCAGCGCAATGTGCGCATTATTGTAGCAATCACGCGTATTATCCTGTTCTCGTGTTACATGAGCATGGGTCTGTACTACGCCTATCAGATAGCCTATTGCTATCAGAGTTTCATCACCTATATAGCATCCGTATGTTTGATGCTGGCCACCTATCGTTTCGGAAAGATAGGTGCGCGAGGCCTGGCCTATGGTCTTGGCCGAGAGATAATCAGAGGCTTTAGAGATTAATTTATTACACAATATAAACCCTAAAATTGGAGGATAAAAAATGAACATCAAGAATCAGTTTGCAGGAATCCTGTCGGCCAACAAGGCCACAACCGTCAACGCAGCCCCCGCTGCAAGTGTTAAACCCAATCAAGTCACCCCCGTGCCCATCGTAGACGCGGAGGTAGAAGTCATCGAGGATGACGATGACCCTATTCCCACACCGCAGCCACAGCCTGCGCCTACCCCACAGCCGTCGGCAGAGTCCGTCAAGGTATCATCCTTGCGTGCCCGATTGGCAGCCAAGCGCCAGTCTATCGCCGATATGCAGGCAGCGCACGCAAAGGAGCAGATAGCCACTACACCTATCACACCCAAGCCACAGCCAGCAGCCCCCAAGGCGACTGCCCAGCCCGCTCCCAAGGCAGCGCCCAAGCCAGCCTATAAGCCACGTAAGGCAGCACCCACTACACGTGCTAAGGTAGCACCCACCCCAGTCAATCTCCCAGACCCGTCAACTATCAAGTTGAAGTTGGTCGATTACAGCGAGAAGTGCATCGCAGTATTTGGTGACACCAAGCCTATCAAGGACGTCATCAAGCAAGCAGGCGGACGCTATAATCCCTCCCTCCATCCAGGTGGATGCGAAGAGAAGGTCGAAGGCTGGGTCTTCCCCAGCAAGGATAGAGAGAAAGTCGAATCAGCATTAGCCAAGTACCTCTAATCCCCAACCCACAATCATCCCGACGATACCCCCCCTATCTATCGTCGGGATGTTTTGTAATCCCCAATCAAATAAAATCAAACAACAACCCGATAAATATAAATCATTATGCAGACAAAAGAATATATCGACGCAACCGTAGGAATCAACGAAACAGGCAATCAACTCTTCGACTTCGACACCAAGAAAGTACAGACGCTCACTATCGACCAGTTGGAGCGCACCACACGAGAGCATGACGCTCTCGGCAACCCTATCATGGGTATCTATCACTGCGACCTCCTTCGCCAGCTCGAAGAGATGGCCCACCAAAGCGGACTCTCTATCGAGTACGACGAAATCTTCGCTGCCAATGGAGGCTCCGCAGGCAGTCCTGGAGTAGCCGTACTCCCCAACGTGGAGGAACGATACGGCGAGCGAGCCATCGAGGCTCACATCCTCCGCAGAGTCTATGCGAATATGGTGATCCGCGATTTCGATACGCAGGAACTCACCACCCAGTTGGCGGTATCCTTCCACCAAGAGGGTATTCAGATAGGCTTCGGCAACCAGGTCCGTATCTGCCACAACCTGACGATGCTTAGCCCGACGCTGTCCGCCTCCACCTTCGGCAAGGACCGCGTGGATATACCTCGCCTCTTGCAGGTCGTCCGCACGTGGCTCGACAATGCCGGCTATCATATCCAGGCGGACCGCGTGCAGATTGAGCAGATGAAGAATATCGCTGTCACCTATCATCAGAGTCTGATGATGCTGGGTGCCCTCTCCGTGCAGCGAGTCCGCCACGACACTCGCAACCGCATTATCCGTGCGTCAGAGGACTATCCGCTGAACAGCGCACAGATTAATCGCCTCACGGAATCGTTGGAGGTCATCTACAATCAGAATGGCTACGACGCTATCTCCCTGTGGGCGTGGTACAATGCAGCCACCGAGTTGCACAAGGCAGGACGCACCGATATACCTGCTATCATGCCACAGAATTTAGCTCTCGCCTCATTCATTAACGGCATGATAGGCTAATCCCGAAAAGGTTCGTCGCAAGGGGGTTCGATTCCCCCTTCGGGAACAAGTTAAACCATTAAACATTAAATCAAATGGATAAAATCATCTATCAGAAATTAGCGGAGAAAGCCAAGGAAGTCTTCGCGTTAGACATGATAGTGCCGGAGGGTTCCTACTCCACCATGAAGCTCTGCACCATGATGGCCCCAGCCGTCAAGGCCTATCTCAAGGAGTGCATCAAATTCCGTGAGCGTACGGACTACACGATGGAGCCTGTCACTATCCCTTACATGAAAGCCGAAGCGTTCACCGAGGTGGTCACTATCGACTTCTGGTATTCACCCTCGATGGACGAAGAGGTTGCCCACTACGACGACAATCCCGAACACGTTCACTTCAAGTGTTCCATCCTTAAAGGTCGTATCTTCGAGAAGTTGCGCAAGTTTGAAACCAAGGTGCCTACCGAGTGTCATATGCGTTTCTCGGCCTCCAAATATCGTTCCCCTTCCGAGTTGCCCTTGTTGTCATACAAGTTCTATCCCCAGTCCTATCATAAGGACGTCGCCTATGCCATTAAGAATTGCGACCCGGAATATCGCACGGCTGATAAAATCTTCCTCGATGCGTGTCGCCACAATGTGGTAGCCACCGACGGCCACGTGATGACCGTCCAGACTATCGTAGTCACGGACTTGCTGAAGGTCGACGACAAGGCAAATCTCTTAATCCCGAAAGATACATGGCTGGAAATGTGTAAGCATGGAGGCTGCCACAATGTGGATATCTATCAAGATAAGGGAGGCAACCACTTCACCGCCGTTATCACCGACGATACGGACCACGTCTACACCTTCGAGAATCTCTACATCTTCCCTGCCTATCAGAGCGTCCTCTGTCGGGAAATCAATCTCGATGCCGTCATGACTTTCACCCTCGAATCCATGAGGTCACTCCGCTCCGCCGTAAGGTCTTATTGCAAGATCTATGGCAAGAACGTCAGTTTCCAGCCAGGCATCGAATTGCTTACCAAGGGAGGCAGCGATGCAGTCACGGCTATCTTCTACGATATGGAAACGGAGTCCGAGGTAAGCCGAGTGAATTTGCAATTAGAAAGCCCTGCCTTCGACACCCTTGCCCCGCTCTTCAAGTCAGAGTACCTGGTCGATATGCCCGATTGGGATGGTCGAATCTATGTGCCCGGCAGGGATAAGCCAGTGTATTTCGGCCTCAAATATGGAGGCTTACACTATCTGATGCCACGCTACAGAGAGTCCTATCAGCCCGAGAGAGAGTGGCAGATAAGCGTCGGCAAGATGAGTCCGTTCACCGACGCCTTCGAGATACACGTCAACGACCAATCCCAATTTACCGACTATGAGCGAGAGCAAGAATCCGCCTTCCTTGAATGGAAAGGCAAGCCCTCACCCAAAGTCACCCCCGTAAAATCAACAGAAACAACAACCACTAAAACCCCTTCAAAGGAGAAGGATAATATCACGATTATGAGTACATCAAACAACGGAGCTTATACGCTCGAAAACATCGAAGCAGGCAAGTATGCAGTATCAGTAGCGTCCACCGACGAGATGGACCGCCTCACTATCCGTAGCATCGCTCACTATATCAGAGAGCAGGCGGTTATCCACGGCAACGACCCCGACTTCAAACTCCAGTCCCAGTTCATCACCGCTTTCGGCAAGCGTGTGATTGCGGACAAGAAACCTATCCCCCTCACCGAGGAAGAACTGACCTACTACATGACCGCAGCCCTCGTAGAGGATTGCGGAGTGGAGGACATCCCCGACTATACCGAAGACGAGTTGAACGGCCCTGTGTATCGAGTGCCGCAGCCTGCCCCCACACCGCAGCCTGCCCCCGCTCCCAAGCCAGAGCAACCCAAGCCAGAGCAACCCAAGCAGGAGCAACCCAAGCAGGAGCAACCCAAGCAACCCACCCTTACCCAGCGTGAGCGCCCCAAGTCCTTCGCTCTCACCGGCACCTTCCCTATCAAGCGTGCCCTGGTCCAAGAGTTGATGGAGGCCAAGGGTTGGAAATATTACCAGAATATAACTCTCGAAACGGGAGTGCTCTTCAATGCTGCCGACGACCGCGCATCATCCAAGTGTACGAGAGCCTTGGAGTACCGCGTCCCTATCCTTGGGGTGGGGGATATGTATCCCATCATCGGGGTGTCAGACTCTACACCCGAATCATGGATGGCAGCCTATCAAGCAGCCTGCGCACCGCAACCCAAGCAGGAGCAACCCAAGCAAGAGCAGCCCAAGCAGGAGCAGCCCAAGCAAGAGCAGCCCAAACAAGAACAGCCCAAACAAGAGCAGCCCAAGCAGGAGGCTGTCAAGCCAGCTCGCAAGCCGTCCGATGGAACTATCCGTCGTATGTATGATAATCTCACCCTCACCTACCAGGATATGGTGATGCTCTTCCGTGATGTCATTCCAGGATACTATGGTGCCATCTTCGAGGATGCTTATCTCTTGGGTCAGTACCGCCACGTCCCCACGATTGAGGACTCCGGTTTCCCGATGGTCTGCTTCAAGACCGATGAGTTGGAGGACACTATCAGCACGCTGATTAATAACGGCAAGCGTATTGTCTTCCTCGATTGGAACGACTTTGCTCCCGCCGAGCCTGCCGATGCCGAGCAACCCACCGCCGTAGAGCAGGAGGCAGCACCCTCCACCCCTGCCGAGGTCGCCGAGGATGAGCCTATCAAGTTGACTCGCGCCACCCTTCGTTATCAAGACCGACTGATTAAGGCGGTCCGTATCTCGATGGGCGATGACGATGCCGCCCTCACCGTCTGCGGTCTGTCATGGGTCAACGTCCTTCTCGACGACAACAGCGCCCCCAGCAATGAGCGAGCAAGAGAGGTATTCAATAGCATCGACGCCTTCATCTCCGATTCGCTGATAGATGCCGAGGTGATGGATGAATCCGCTATCGTCCTCGCCACCGATGAGTTCCTCAATATCGTAGAGCAGCGTCGCGCTGAATAAATAAAATCAAACAACAAACCACTTAAAAAGTAGGATAAAATGGAAACAGCAATCAAAACTTATCTCGACAATTTCGCAGCCACCGATGCGGTGTTTGCTGCCAAGTATGCCAACCCTTCCAAGTCGCTCAACGGGTGCTTGGATTACGTCACCAGTCAGGCACAGCGCCGTGCCTTGAAACAGAAAGTCAACGGTATCTATATCTCCGACCAGGAGGTATATGGCTGGGCCGTCCACTACTACGACGAACCCGACGTCCAGCCTGCTGCCGAGGGTGCCGATGACGACGACCTTCCCGAGTTGGTATCCGTCCCCAAGAAAAAGAAATCCGCCCCTGCTGCCAAGCCCAACGCGTTTGCGCTGGCAGCAAAGGCGCAGGCGGACAAGGCCCATGCCGCCCAGTCCGTAGAGAGTGAATCCTATCAGTTGTCTATCGAAGATATTATGCGTCCATGAGAAAGCCCACGATGCGTATGAAGGCAACCGACGGGATGTCGCAGTTGCCTTCCCTCACCAAGGAACAGGAAGCCTATCTGTGGAATCAGTTCCACTTCCATGGTATCAATTATTCGAATGGATCCTGCGAGTGTTTGGCTTGCGGTCACAAGTGGACGCCCTCCGAGCAGGGTGCCGAGCAGTGTTGTCCCCATTGTGGGACCACACTCTCTATGAGCAAGAGCCGTGCCGCCCACTTCAGCGAAACCTTCTACATGGCAGTCCTTACCACGTATGAGGGTTCCCAAGTCCTCCGCTATATCGAGGCGCAGCGATGGAGTCACCGCTATCTCCAGGAGTGGAACAACGTCGAAGGCAGATGGGTCAAGAAGCCGACCCTTCATACATGGCACAACTACAGAGAGGTCGTGCAGATATGGCTCGATGAGCAAGGCAATGAGGCGGTAGCCACGCTGCCTGGAACATCCTTCTGGAATAGCACCTTCATGTGGAATGGAAAGATGCGTGTCCGTGGCACGGTCAAGCAGGTCCAGGCCTCCCAAGTCTATGGTCAGCGTATCTTCCCGCACGTCGTGTGCCCCGATGCTCAAGTACTCCCTATCTTTGAGCGCAATGGCTACACTCTCGAGTGTGATGACGTCGACCCTCGCACCTTCATGCTGGCCGTGTTGACCCCCTTCGGTGAGATGCTGGCCAAGACCAAGCGTTTCGATTTTCTCTCGTACTACGGCACGCAATGTGCCCGAATGAATACGGACAACATTCGATACCACGCTATCCGCATCGCTATTCGTCACCACTATTACCCGACGGATATACATAAGTGGTTCAACTATCTCGACAATCTCCGTCACTTCGAGATGGACGACCATAACCCCAAGTATGTCTGCCCTGCCGACCTCGATGCAGCCAACAGGGAGTTGAACGAGCGTAGAGTCCGAGAGTATCAGCGCGAGGCTGCCCGCCGTGAGCAAATCCGTATCGAGGCGAAGGCCCGAAAATTGGACGCATCTTCTCCCGAGCAGAAGCGCTACGAGGAATCCAAGTCGCGTTTCTTCCCTTTGGATATAGAAGATGGCGAGGGCCTTGTTATCAAGCCTCTCCGCACTATCCAGGAGTTCTACGACGAAGGTGAGTCCATGCACCACTGCGTGTTCAACTGCGAATATTACAAGAGCAAAAGTTCGCTCATCCTCTCCGCTCGTTATAATGGAGAGCGAGCCGAGACCATAGAGTTCTCGTTGACAACGATGAAAATCCTCCAGTCGCGAGCCAAGTTCAACGGCGTATCTCCCTACCACGAGCGTATCATCGCCCTCATGCAGAAGAATCTCGACCGCATCCAGCAACTCAAGGACGCCGCACCCGCTGCCGGCAACACCAAAACAGCGTAAACAGATAAACCCTTAAAACCCAGTTATCATTATGAAGATGAATCAAATCTCCCTTAGCGAACTGCGTATCATTCTCCGTTCGCTCCATGTGTATCAGCTTGCCCGCCTGGCAGCCGAAGTGTTCAACGCAGCCTACGTGACTGTATATAGCAAGTCACGCTATCGTTATCAGCCCAACACCAACCTCTACGAGTTCTACGACGAGGTATCCGACACCTACCGCTCCTTCACCGAGCATGATATGGTCAGTGAGTTCTGGTCCAATGGCTGGATGATCGAACTGTATGAGTCAGGCAACGATGATAATTATGCGGGCTACGACTATGCCTTCCGCCTTGCCTACCTGGAGTATCGCTCTCTCCGCCTCGTCCGTATGCGTAGATGCTTCCGCCACCTCTCCCTCGACGATAAGTGCGAGGTGGCGATGGAGGCCTTCAACTACGCCCACAACGATGGCTCATGGCCGCTCTACTTCATCCTCGACCATGGCAGTGGTCTCTACCTGGAGCGCGACAGCAAGCAGGGCCACCGCGTCACTCGCGCCCTCTTCCCCAAAGAGCTGGCCGAAGAGTTCTTCTCCGACGATTGGGATGGCGAGATGATTAGCAACATCGAGTCTATGGGCCTCGAGGAATACCCTATCTTCAAGGATAAGTTCTTGTCAGATGTACAGAAAATATATACTCAAACCGCGTAAAAGCAAACCAATTAAGAATAAAGATATGACGTACAAGATTTCCTATTCGTTGAGATTCGATGCTGAAGGATATGCCTACAAGCAGAATGTGAATGTAGCGATGACTAAAGGTGAGTACCAAGACTTTCTGAAAAGATTGAAGTCTTACGGAACGACACGCAATCATAAGCCGATGCGTCCGAACGAAACAATCTTCACCTGCTTGGTCCAGCGCGTTCAGATTATGCATTGCTTGAACGCAAACAAGGATAAACGATATATCCGCTGGTATAATACGACTTTCCACTTCAATGTCAAGTGATAATAATAAAAGCAAAACAAACCGCATGAAAACATTCAAAGTAACCATCACCCTTATGGGTGGACGCTCTATCTCTCATCAGGTAGTATCGCGTTCCGAGGAACGTGCCGTCACCAAGGCCCTCCGCCTCCCTTCAGTAATCAAGTTTATCAACGGCGAGTCACCCATCGCCATAACAGTTGATAAAGTGTGAAGTCAATCCACTGTTTTAATCATTTAAACACCTAAGTAATTATGGCTAATATTTGCAACTCCAACTTCTATCTCTCATCCGATGTCGAAACCCTCAACACCATCCAGGCTGCTGCCGATGCGTGTGCCTTCGACGTCAAGCCCAACACCGATTCCATCTTGGATAATAGTCTCGAACGCTTCCTCTCCATCCTCGGCATCCCCACCGTGGGTATCGACCTCCGCGCCGAATTGATTAACGTCGAGCGCGAGGATGATGCCAAGCTCACTATCACCGTCAACTCTGCATGGACGCCGCCCATCGCAGCGTTCGATAGCCTGGTCTTCGACAATCGTTTCCGCGATGTCGAAGTCCTGTATATCGCCTTCGAGCCGGGCGAGAATCTCTTCGAGACCAACATTATCGAGCGCGACGACACCTACCTCTGCTTCTGCATGGAGGACGAAGAGGGTTATCGCGTCAAGTGCGACCACATCTTCGACTCCTACCGGGAGGCGCTGGACTTCCTGAACTTCCACCTTCGCACCCACTTCGCTGACCTCGACGAGGCGCAGCGCTTTGCGGAGGAAGCCAGTTTCCGTACCAACGACCTCGACCTCTATCTCTATTTCTCTTGCGTCGAATATATCGACGAGCCTATCGGTGTTCCCCAGGAAGCATAACCCTTTAAACGAAATATATCTTATGGAAAAGAAAGCATTTCTCAATCTTGTTCCCGAAGTCCTGCTCAAGCAGGATGTCGCCAATGCCGTATCTCGCCTTGTCGAGAGCGGCTATCTCAACCTCTCCGAGGTCAACGAAGATAATTTCTTCGAGTATCTTTACCCCATCCTTGCCATCATGTTTGAGCGAGAGCGCGATGTCTGTCTCAACCACGCCCTTATCACCACCACCCGCAAGGTCATCCAGTCTAATTACCGCAAGTATAAACAAATCATTTAAACCCCTACTGATATGATGAAAAGAGAATCCTTCATCAAGAAGATGAACAACCAGATGGAAGTCTATCGTATGCTGATTTACTTCCTCGGAGTATTCGAAACCTATGTCCGTAAGTACGACGGCAAGGTCTACAACGTCCGAATCCGCAACGACTTCAACAACTCCGAGCCTCACTATCAAGGCGACCCTTCGGCTCCGCACTGCCGCGTAAGTGTGGAGTATAACGGCTTGTCGCTCTCTGTCTACACGTCGCTCAAATGTGACTACAAGTCCATTCGCATTGAGTCCGGCCATTCCTCCAAGTGCAAGGCCCAACTCGTAGGCCCCGACAATCGTATCTCCCTCAAGTCCTACCTCGAAATCGAGGCGGACTGGGTGGCGGAACTGAACGAGCGCATAGCCTACTACACCTCCCTGCTTGCTCACCTCGATGAGTACGTGAAGATGTACGAAGAGTTCTATCTCCTGGTCCAGGACGTCCGCAAAGTGCTCCCCAGCGAATTGCAGAATCTTACCCGATTCTATAATATAATGTGCGATAGCACTGTATTCTCTAACTGGGACAACGACTAATTATCAACCCTCTAAAAACCCACAAGTAATATGTCACTCACAACCGACGACACCATCCGTTCCCTTATCGAACGCACCCTCTTCTCCCGCCCCTTCCTCGAATCCATCGTGGATGGGTGGGCTGAACTTCACGACCAAGCCTGCGACGGCTGCCTCAATCTCGACCAGTATGTCGATATCCAGGAGTTCGATTCCGACACCTTCTACTATCTCTCCATCGACGATTCCGACCACGCTCTCTACGAGTGTACTCGCGATGGTCGTGGCGACCCCTGCACCACGGGTCTTGTCCGTATCTACCTCAATGCCGAAGATGCCCTCGACCCCTGCTCCGTGGACTACGAGGAATACGGCGTCAACGAGTTGCAGGACCGCTTGGACTCCGGCGACTACATCGACTCCGACGACGAGCCTGCCGTCACCGTCCAAACCCTCGAACGTATCTTCAACGACCAAAGCGATAATCTCGATCACGATTATTTGCCAAACGTCCAGGCTGCCTACCGCTCGCAACTCGATACCCTCTCCGCCTCTCTGCTCTCCAAGTTGGAGGCGCGAGGGTTCACCGTCCGCCTCGACCCCTCTATCGGTGGCAATTCCATCAATGGCGAAGTCCGTCTCATCGAGGATGGTTATGTCTTTACGTGGTTCTACCTCCATCCATTCTCCTATTCCACCCTCGTGGATTACTACCGCTCCCACCATATCTCCTATGCCGTCAAGAGTACGGACCCCGCCTTCATCCGCGACATAAAGGAGAAGAAGATGAGCGGCGAATTGCCCGAGCCTAAGGACCCCGCCTGGCTCACCCACCTCTACGATACCCTCCATGAGTTCGAAGTCGAGCAGCATATCCAACCGCTCACACCTCCGATTCGCATCATCAACCGGGAGGGCGTCGCATGAGTACCCATCTCTTCCCCTCGTGTGCATCGGTAGCCTCCAATGCGGCTACCCTTGCCCGCCTGGCCCCGCGTTATCGGGCCTTGACGCGTGCTGCCCAGCAGGAAATCCGTGCCTTTCTGCAAAAAAATCCTAAATTTCAACAGCAGTATGCCTCGTATCTCAAATGAATCATTACCTTTGCACCAGCGATTGCACCTCGCTGCCTTGCAAGGGCAAACCAAATAGTATTTACAAAACATTTAAAGTATTATGGAACAGAATTTAAAAATGTCATTCAGTGACTTCTGTCACTATCTCAACACAATCGACGAATGGTCCGAGCGTTGCTTCCTCATTGCCCGTGCCAATGGCTGGATGTCCACAGCCGACGATAGTTACCTCTGCGTCAACCCCTCCACCTGCGAGGCCATCGACATCTGCGGCGAGTTCGATAAGTGCTGCATCGTGCAGTTGACCGAGGACGACATCGCCTACCACGGACTCAAGGAATTTTAATTCTACCCCCGCGATGAACAATCAAGAAATCAAATCCCTCACGATGGGCCGACAGATAAGCCACAGCAACACGTTCCTGTGTTCGTGGCATAGTGTCACGGTATCCGAGGTCGAGGCAGTAAAGGACGGCTGGAACTTCCGTGGCGAAGGCCGTCCTTCCAACTTTCATTCTATCTTCGTCCGCGATAAGGACGTCGATACCCTGCTCCATGCAGGTCAGGTAGAGCGTAAGTTCGTCGTGGGTGGATTCACCTTCCGCGAGGTGTGGACAATTCAGTAATCCGAGCCGGAGCGTTTCTCCGGTATAAAACAAGAATCAAATCAGAAATGTTAAAGCAGGAAATCAAAGCTCTCTCAATGGGCAAAATGTTGAGCCAATATAATTCATTCAGTGGCTCTGGCAATTACTTCACGGTAAGCGATGTAAAGAAAGTAAAAGGCGGTTGGAATTTCTATGGCGTAAATTGTTGGGATAACGCTTGTGCTATCTTCGTCGCCAACGACGGCGTCAGCGAGTTGCTCCACACAGGCGAAGTAAGACACGAGTTCGTTATCGAAGGTATCAACTGTTACGAGAACGTGCAAATCAAATAAGTGAATGGCTTTAAATTAAAAAGTTATGGCAAAGATTAAGTTGATGACTTCGGAGTTGTCCGTAGATATCATTTCGTGCTTGCTTGACTTTGTGGCAAGTGATAAGCATTACAATGTGAATTTCGTGAATGGAAAAACTGCTGCGCTGATGTTGAAGGACAATAAGCGCAAGTTTATTCTTGTAGACGATACTCGCAGAGGTGACGAAACAGAACCTGTTAAGGTTAGCTATTCAAAGATTTTGGAAGGCATCGTAAGCGCAGCGAATAGTGTTGTCAATATGGAAAGTCAGGATGTAACGGCAGTGTCACAGAATGATTTAATGAATGGCTTCTATGATATGGACTCCGGCCAATTGGATGAGATTTGGCAGCACGTATTGTACGGAGTTAAACTATTCAAACATTGATTTAAATTATTAACAACCAGGGTCCGAAAGGAACCTACAAAACAATCAGATTATGACAACGAAATCGAACGAATTATGGAAAAACGGTTCTTTCGCCGATGGCGATTGGGCGTACTACGAAGTGAAAAAGGGCACAAAGTATGTGACTCTCTACTACTACACACGTGTACAGGGAAACTCTGACGAGAGCTGGAGCTGGCCTGCCGATCAGACAGAACGACTGATCAACGCGCTCAACGAAATGGGAGGCGAAGGCGCCGTTCATGCGATGCCGACACCGACGAAATATCACAAGAGTAAGCCGGTTCTCTAACCAGAAACTTTAATAACCCATCAGTATGAAACAGAAGGATCAATACACCTACCTCCATCCCCACTACGACAAGTTCGTCGCCGTCTACAACGGCCTCGCCCACTACTTCAAGATGCGCGACCAGTACCTCTTCCGTGTGGCTCCCGAGTCCGACTTCCTCGCCGAGAACGAGGCAGTCACCGACGACCGTTACCGCTACTTCTATATCCCTGGCAGCATCGTCAGCATCCGCACACTGTTGCTCAAGCGCAAGCAGTTCGCCACATTCCCCGTCACCCTCCAAGGCACCCCTCGTCCTGGAGTGAAACTCCTTCCCGAATACTATCAGTTCCATGGGGCAGGGGAGGGCCTCGCCGTATGATGAAGTCTTTCATGTGTGGCATCTGCGCCTTTCTCTTCGTGATGGTGGACATTCTTCACCACGGCTTTGGCGCCACCCTCGCTATCTATGCGATAGCCATTGCGCTCTTCATCCTCTACCGTATCTTCTTTGGCAAGGTAGAGGATGCGCCACGTAAGCCGTCGGCGTATGTGTCTTACCCCACGATATGGGCCAAGAATCAGACGATGAAACGTCTTATCCAAGCCAGCCCGCAAGGTCGTGTCTACCTCGATGAGTTGTGCGCCCAATGGCCCGGCTGTCAGTTCAACGAGTTTTCTTTCACAGACTATGAGTTTGACCTCCATTACGAGCGACGTCGTTGGCATCGTCCCCGACCGTACTTCACGCTGCGCCCCGAGTCGGAGTGGTCTCTTCCTCCGTTGAATGATTATCCCACCCCTCGCGCTTATATCTTGTAACAAAAAAATAGGGCCACCGAATTTGCACCTCGGTGGCCCTCTTGTTAATTTACAAAACATTCGAATCTACCCGACGTTCCTCGCGGAGCGCACCTGGGATATTCAGTTGCAAAGATACTTCATCCCTGCCAATCCCCCTAACATTCCCCTCAATCTTTAACAAAGATTAATTCTCTCCGCTTTCCCTCTCATTACCCGATATGAAATCTAAAAGAAATATAAAAACAATATCGGAGTGAAACCAATCCAAAACAAAATCCTTACCTTTGTGCCGACAGAAATAGATAATATAACATTAACCCAAACTCTTAACATAGATGACGCAGTTGTCTTACGTGTCGTTGTTCCGCTTGCGCCAGTTGGTCCGCACCTCGCGCACTACCCCCGACACCGTGTCGGTCCGTTCCTTTTCGGGCACGATGGATTACACCTATTCGCGCACGCGATTGTTCACCCATCGCGCCAAGTTGGCCATCCTCCTTTCGCAGGTCACGGATTCCATGAAACAGTCCTCCGGCCAGCCGGACTATTGGATGCACGCTCGTTATGACTATGCGGGCCGTGTCTGGACCACCGACCTCTCCGATGCGGATGAACTCCTGGCTATGGGTCGCGCCCTTGGCTATGTCTCTGTCCTCGATGCCGACCCCGATGCCTCGTGCGATATGCCTCGCGTCCTTATCCTCGATCGCACCGCTGCCGAGGACGAACGTCAGCTCCCTCTCCACGAGCGCAACCGCCGTCTCTCGTCGTGGTCCTTCGCCTACCTCCGCAAGCCCCTTGTGTCATCGCCTAAATAAGTAAACAGTATGCAGAATCCCTACGATTTGACGCTCTCACCCGTCATACCTCGGTTCTACACCGACCCTAAGACCGGACGCAAGTTTTTCAATAAAGGCTCTGTGCCTACCCACGTCAATGGCAAGACTTACGAGGAAGCCTATGGCCCCGAACGCGCTGCGGACATCAAGCGCCGTATCTCCGAGGCGATGAAAGGCTTTAAGCATAAGCCCGACCGCCGTCCGGCTCACACGCGTTCCATCGTGCGCATCCTTCCCGACGGCAGTGTACTCCATTATCCCTCCGTCGCAGCGGGTGCTCGTGCGGTGGGTGTCAGTGGAAATGCTATCCGTCAGCGCATCAGACTCTCGTCCACCTTGCAGGGCCGATGGTTCTACGAGGCGGACTCCACCCTCTGGCAGCGCTATCACTCCACCCTTATGCAGCGTATTAATCAACCCCAAACCCCACAGTAACATGATCACCGTAATACCCCACCACGACCTTGCCGAGGCAGCCTACGAGAATGCCGTGCGCCACGGCTTTCACACCGGCAGTTCTTCCTACGTCACCTACCTCTCCCTCATTCTGTCCGAGGTCTACGAGGCCCTCGATGCTCACCGTAAGGACCGCCGTTCCTCCCTCTCCGTCAACTTCTATCTCCATAATGATTTCACGGATGATAAGCAGTTCGCCGATTGGTATCGTCAGATATGTTCCTCCACGTTCGAGGATGAACTTGCCGATGTGGTGATTCGCCTCTACGACCTCTCCGCTCACTGCGGTCTCTCGTTGGATGCGCACATCTATCCCTACGACCATACCTTCTCCAACTGCACCGCTATGGGCCTCGATGAGTATGCCGAGTTTGCCTATGCCTTCACCGAGAATGTAGTCCGCATAATGTCTGCCGATTCGTCCCTGGGTATTCCCCTCGCCATCAACACGGTCTACGAGTATGCCTATCGCTGCAACATCGACCTCTACCACCATGTCCTCATGAAGATGCGTTACAACACCCTCCGCCCTTACCGTCATGGTGTCCGCTATTAGTCCGCTCTCTGCCCTTACCTTTGCGTGTGAATAATTAAAACCCGTTAAGCAATGTCATACTACAAGCAGACTTATATCTCCGACGGCACCCCCGCGCGTGCCTTCCGTCTCGCCTCCCGCTCGCTGCTGGATTACAGACGGCTGGGTGTCATGGTCAATCGCGTCGATCGCCAGGGCCACCGCATCCCCTTCCGCCTCCGTTTCTGTTCCCTTAAAGGGGAACTCATCGAGTGGAGCAATGTTATCTGCACCTCGCGCAACCCTCGTGCCCGCACCCACACCTATCTCTCCATCGAGTCGCACAACTATCGCACCGTCAAGGATGCCCTCGTGCTGATGATAGACAACACCAAAATCGTAGTCGAATAATTTACCACCTAACCCCATACTCTTACAGCGCTTATGTTACTCTCTACTGTCGAAGAGTTGAACGCTCTTCTCCCCGCCAATGTCAGTTGCAACGCCACCCGCTTGCTCACCCTCATGCAGCAGACCGAGGAATCCTACCTGCGCCCCATCTTGGGCCAGTCTCTTTTCCATGCCGTCTGCCGTGCATACATGGATATAACCTCCAACACCGAACTCTATCCCAATGGTGTCTATGGCCTGCTCCCTGTGCCGGGTGTCGACTCCACTGCCGAGGCACCCGAGCTGAAGCTCATCCGCCTGCTCCAGGTGCCCCTTGTCTACATGACCCTCGCCAATAATGCCACGTTGCTTTCCGTCAGTCTCAACGATGGCGGTCTTAATGCCGTCAGTGCCGATGGCTACGATGCCGTCAGCAAGGAGGACCGCGAGGCCTTCTCCAAGGATTGCTACCTCAATGCCCACCGCGGATTGGAGTGCGTCCTGATGTTCCTCGAGGAAGATGCACGCTCCGCCAACCCCGTATTCCTCCCCTTGTGGCAGGAGTCCACGGCCTTCTACGAGCAGAACGACCTCTTCCTTCGCACCGCTGTGTCGCTGGACCGCTATGTGTCTATCTCCCAGTCGCGCGAGACCTACCTCACCGTCGTGCCCTCCATTCGCCGTGCCCAGGAAACCTACATCCGCCCCGAGTTGGGCGACCGTCTTGTCGATGCGCTCTTGGCCTTCAATGTCCTTGGTCCGCAACCCATGCCCGAAGAGTCCGAGGATATCACCACCGCGGAACCCACCGAGGGTACCGCCGAGGATACCACCGCCGAGGATACCACGGAATCCACCGCGGAACCTTCATTCGTAGATAGATATGCCGCGGACTTCGACCCCTACTCCTACGTCTATGCCCCCGATGTGTTCCTCGATTTGGAGTCCTATCGCCCCTATCTTCCTTACGCGCAGACCAGCACCCTCCCCGCTGGCGAGTTGCAGAAACTCCGTGTGTGGACGCGTGCTCTCCATCTCGTTTCCTCTGCCGTAGCCTACTATGCCGAGAACGATGTCAAGCGCCTTCGTCGTAGCGAGTCACACAACGATGCCATGATGGCCCTGGCCCGCGCCAAGGATTACATCGAGGGCAACACCTCGTCCTTCGCGGGAGTCATCGAGGATAGTCCCCTCTTCCATCCCATAGCGTCCACCTATTCGCTGCGCAATCCCCAGCCCGTCCAGTCCGACGAGCACCCCGCCTCCAAGCAGGAACCAGGATATGTCCACGACCCCTTCGGCTCGTTTTTTCTTTAAATAATCTTAAAGAGAGATACACCTTTGTTCCCCTGCGATTATCTTTGCGATTACTAACACGTTTGGATATGGAAGATGAAGAGAACAAAGAACCCGATGAAACCGTAAGGGAAAAGAAAAGCCGTGAAGGATGGGATGATGCTTTCAAGCGTTATGTCAGTGAGGGAGAAGATGAACTGCTGCTCCCCGATTTCTTGGATGTGGAGTTGGAAAAATTCCTCTGACCTCCCTCGCAAAAAGTCCTATATTAATACGCGCGCAAGCATTAGCTTTGCGCCCGTATTAATATAACGGCAAATAAAAATGACATCCGAACGTAAGTCCTCTAACTACTTCATTCCGCAGGGTAAATTCCTACTCACGGAAAATGCGTTGGGTAATCCCGACCTTATCCAGAGCAGCGTATCGTCCGATTGCACCGTCACGATAGTTGACTCCGCCAACTTCCCCTTGACTGCATTGGAGGAATGGCCCTCGTTCAAACTCCGTACCAACGACATCCGCCTCACGGGTGGCAGTGGCGCTTATAATATCTACCTCGTCGTACCTCGTTCGTCCGACGTCCGCAGTTATGCCTCCATCGGTTTCACTACACAGACGCTCGACATCAACGGACGCACTGCCGACGGCACCCAGGTGGGCGATGCCGACTATTGTTTCTACCTCTGTGGCTCTGTCAGTGCGCAGGGTGGCAACTCATCCGCGTCCACCTCTCCCGCAGGCATGGGCCGTGCCATCACCATGGACCTTGGCACCACCCCGCCCGTCGTCAACCTCCCCGATGAAGTTACGGACTACACGAAAGTCTTCGATATTGTCAAGCCCGACGAGAGCAACACCAACTCCTGGTTGCTCCGCATCCTTTCCCCCATCACGTCTATGGTGGCCCGCTCCCTCACGCTCGGCCCCTCCGACGATGAACACACCGTCACCTCCGTGGCTGTGTCTTCCGATGCGTCCGACTCTTTCTCGGGGGACGATGCCCAGCTCGCCACCTCCGGTTGGGTCATGGCGCAGTTCGGCTCCCTCGATGCGCAGTACCTCCGCAAGGATGTCGAGGACTCCGCTGCCGAAGTCATTCAGTTTGCCAAGGGCCTCACCGCAGGTTCCTTCGTGTCGGGCACGTCCGGCGCATCCCTGCTCGTCGACCCCTCCACGGGTCAGACTACTGCCGAAGTGGACCGCCTCTACGTCCGCCTTCGTGCTTACTACGAGTCTCTCCAGGTTGCCGATGTCAACTCCGTCCGTGGCAAGCAGGTAATCTCCGAGGGTGGTGGCGTCACCGTCTCCCTCGTTCGCAGTCATGCTGATGATGCCTCCGTACCCTCCGATGCGGTCCGCATCTTCTTCCTCGCCTCGCAGGATGGTGTTTCCGTCTCCAACCCCTACCGCGTGGGCGACCAGCTGCAATGCCGTCAGTTCAATCTCTCGCAGGATGGCTCCCTCTCTGCCCCTGCCTCTCACTACTATTGGCGCCTCGTGTCGGCGGTCTCTTCCGCTCCCGTCACGATAGGCGAGTTGGGCTACCATTATGTCGACCTCTCCCTCACCGATGCCGATGCAGGCTCCGACCTCCCTCTCGCTGGCGATGTTGTGGCGCAGGTGGGTTCGCGCACCGATGCCGAACGTCAGTCCGCCCTCGTCTTCTCCAGCGTCGATAACAATTCCCCTGCCATTACGCTCTATGCAGGCATCAACTCCTACTCCTTGGTGGGTGCCGAAGTCGTGTCCTTTGGCTACGACAAGTCATTGGGCCGTGCCGTGATGCGAGTCTACGGCGATATGTATGTCGGTGCTCGCGACGGCTCTTCCTACCTCGAATACACCCCCGAGAACGGTGTCCGCCTCAAAGCGCGTATCGATGTCTCTTCTACGATTGGTGATAAGTCGATCGCCGATTACACCCAGGGTATCGCTCTGTCCGAGGCCGATAAGGTCCGTGCCGAACTCCATACCGAAGTCTCCACCCTTACCTCCGACCTCTCCGCCACCTCTTCCGCCGTGGCCTCCCTCAAGGATTTCACCGACGATGTCTTTGCCGATGGAGTCGTGGCGCGTGCCGAGCGTGTGCAGGTCGAGAGCCTGCTCTCCACCCTCGCTACCACCAAGGCCGATGCGGACAATGCTTACTCCGTCGTCTATGCCAACACCCTTCTCGTGGGCAACGACAAGCAGAATCTTGCCTCGTCTTACTCCGCCCTCTCTACGGCTTACACCGAGTTGGTCACTGTCATTCAGTCTGTCATCTCCGGCAGCGAAGTCACCGCTTCGCAGCGTGCGGCGGTCGATGCCAAGTACACCCTCTTCAACACCAAGTACGGCGATTTCACGGCCTATCTCCATGCAGCCAACCGCTTCATCCTCTCGCAGCTCGATGCGTCCATCTCTGCCGTCAGCGATAAGTATGCGTATCTCCTGCCTGCCCTCGCTGCCAACACGACGGTGGTCGATGGCGGTCTTATTCTGTCCTCCGTCCTTTCGTTGGGCACGAACAACACTTCCCTTGGCGAGCAGATTACTTACGCGGGTCTCTCCGGTTTGGTGCGCGAGGACGAGGACCATAAGGGCATCGCCTTTTGGGCCGGCGGAGATATGGTGGACATCTTCGAGTATTACAACCCCACCACTCGCAAGTTCGATGTCCCCGATGGCGTCCGTCCTGCCATGTCGGTGGACCGCATGGACGGCACAGGCTACCGTGCGGGCGGTGCGTTTTATTGGGACCTCGACGGCCGTATCCATGCCGACCCGCTCTCGTTCTTCGTGGGCAAGGAACAGTTCGGCTATCTGCTCTCCGCGTTCCAGACCGTAGCCAACAACGATACGCTCTCTTACGTCATTCCCCAGGTTCCCTTCCAGTCCTTGCAGGTGGCCACCTCTCTCTCGGTGGGCGATTCCATCCTCTTGGGCGATGCTTACCTCCGCTACGATAAGTCCACCAACTCTGTTTATGTCGAGAAACCCGATGGCTCCAAGGTGAACTTCTATGCCACGGGCGAAGTGTCTGCGCTGGGCGCTGCCTCTGCATCGTCGGGTAACTCCGGCGGTCTGTCTTACGACCGTCTTGATGCGTGGTCCGATTACTCTGCGGATAAGAGTGGCTATGTCCTCTCCGCTTTGTTGGGCTACGATTTGTTCGAGCGTATCTCTTCCCTCGAGGGCGGTTCTGCCACCACCATTCTCACCACAGGCGATGGCAATGCCGTCACGGCTATCACCAAGTCGGGTTCTATCCTCACGGTACATAAGGGCAGCAAGTTCCTTACGGAACATCAGTCGCTTGCGAAGTACGACACCCATGTGGCGGACACGACCGTCCATATCACCTCTGCCGAGCGCACCAAGTGGAACAAGGTAGTCTCCGATTTTGCAGCCATCACGGGTAGCGATACGGATAACATCATCAACCGATGGGAGGAAGTGGTTGCTTTCCTTGATACCTACACCGAGGCGGACACCCTTGCCAACCTCCTTTCTAACAAGGCGGACAAGGCGA